TGAGGCTTTATCGACTTGATAGCGGAGTAAGACTTCACTTGTCTTTGCCATCAGAGTGTGACCTTTACAGTATCTTCGAAGTTCATATCGGTATCATCCGGGTCGCTATGTCGCGTTTCACCCTCGCTGCGAATAGCATCCCGTTTGTTGATATGGCGATAAATGTCATAGATCAGTTCGATTGGCGTATCGAGCCAGAGCGCCGGATGCACATGCCACGATTCCAGACTATCCACACACAACCGGACAAACCAGTCGGGATAGTGATAGCCGAAATCGTCATCGGGTATTTCTGGCGGCGGCGTAGCATTTTCTTGCATCCCGTAGAAAACGCTCTCTTGCCAATCACGCCGCCGCATCAGGCGTTTGGGTCAGTCACATCCATATAGGGCGCAAGGTCGGGGTCAGTAGGTTTGTCCGTTTCATTGATCGCCGCCTCGATTTCGCGCACAAGATCGATATTGACAGTATCCAGATAAGCGACAAACTTGGTTTTAATCGTTTCAGCATCATCCAAGCCTTTCGCCCATTGAAAGTCGCATTTTTTCGGCAGACCATCGATCCGCACGCAATAGGCAGCGTAATCGTAGAGTGAGTTCCAGAGTTTATCAGATGGCATTTCATATTCTTTGACTAGTTCATCTATAAAAGGCCGCATCTGGCTTATTATGGCCTGCGCTCGCAATCGCCCAGCGACGGTCAATGGTTTGACTTCGATAACCATTACAGTAATGTGCCTTCTGCAACTTCGGTCAGGGCTTCGATTACCACATCCTGCCCCGGCGCAGCGATGAAAATCAACGATGTGCCAGAGATGCTGTAATCCGTTGTCAATGTTTTGCGTAGGTGATCGAGATAGATATATGACTTTGCACCGCTTACCGGAGCATAACTCATCGTATATGTAAGCAAGGCATTGTTGCCTCGCCATGTTTGGTAGTAAAGCGGGTTATCGCTATCAATGACTGAGATGCTCGTGCCTGTCGTGCCATGCTCAGTTTCATTGATGCTGAAACCGGGACCGAGGTCGCCGCGTGACGTATTCATGCGGTAACGATAGGGGCCGAACTCGCGCTGCGTGACCGCCGCCGGGCCCAACGGTTTGATGCCGGCCTGATGGATAAACCAGTTCTCCCACTTTTTCGCGCCCTTTTCGCCCGATTTCCAACTCTTAGCAATGCGCGATAGCAGCATACACATCGACTGCGCCTGCCGCCCCATCGGGTCATAGACAGTAACTTCGATATCGCCGATAGTATGGACTTTAGTCTGTTGAATGAGCGCATCGAACACATTATCACGCTGCGCCATTTCAAACACGCCATTGGGTAAATCTTCAGGGTCAAACTCGAACGTGACCATCGGCTCGTCATCGCCGGAAACGGGAACGATGACTGTCTCTGGAATGCCAAATGGGATGGTGCGAGCGCCGAATAGCCGCGCCAGCCCGCTCCCGGCGGCAACCCCCGCCGTTGGCGTCGTGGCCGTACTGCCGATAAACACACCGTTGCTATTACGGACTCCGTACCATAGAACGCGGAACCCCGCGCCTATTGTGTTTTTAGACATGATCGATTACTCCTGTTAGTAGGCTTCTCTGAGAAACGGAATTTGTAAGGTAAATTCAATGCCAAGTTGCAATGCACCAATACCGCCATTATCGAAAACTACCAATCCGGTGTGCGAGATGAGGCGCGTTAATTCCTGTAAATAGTTAGGAACGGTGGTATACGATCCGGCGTTGGTCGTAAGCTGCGGATGTTCGCGGAAATATGTTTCTATCGCTTGGGCATATTGGTAAGCGAGATCGGCCTTATCTCCGGCGTATCCTGCCGTGACATGATCGACCACAATGCGCATCAGGATCGTGTGATTGTATTGTTCGATGTCTTCCGTAAAAGCGTCATAATCCGGCGTCATTTCACCTAGACGATTTGTCATGTAGGGTGTGACTTCCTGCTGATACGGCCAATATTTCACCGCATCGAACGCGCCACTCGTAATCGTCGCCAGTGCCTCGATTTCCATTGCTGCCACACGCGCCATCATATCCTGAATATAACTAGGCATTGTCTACCCCGATATCCCGAAGCGTTTCAATGAGGATGCGCGCTTTGGCGTTGACCTGTTCCATGATTGCCATTGACTTTTCCAGTTCTCGAATGCGGCTTTCCATGCGCATGATGTACCGTTCTAGCATATAGATACGCCGCTCTTGGTTGCCTTTGGCGGCGATTTCGACAGTCTGGGGGACATTGGTATAATTATGCACTTCTCGTTCGGTGAATTCTCGAATTTTAGTCATACATGAAATCCTGTAATGTTCGCCTGAGTTCCATCAATAAATCCTGTGGATAGGTAACTACCCCCACGCCATCTAATGTCTCAACCTGAAATGAGCCGCGCCGGGCGTAGAGTAAGGCTGCCTGCCGTGTGGCAATACGGCGTATACGCTCATCGACACGGTAGACATTCACATCATCACCTGTCACGTGCGCCGCCGCTGTCGTGCCATTAACACCGCGCCTTACAGCAGCAGTATTGGCGGTTATATCGGTTGCGGTTACGTCCATGAGTTCTGTGCCGATTAGAATGAGATTACCTGCGCTGATGCGCGGCGTGAATCCGTCGAGGTCAGTTCCATTGACATCGACAACCATAATCGAAGTGGCGCTAGCAGTGATATTAGCCGCCAGATCATCAACATGGTCATAGGCAGCAGCATACTCTTCATTCCATCCCCACGCGCCTGTGACCTTAACCCATATTGGCGGTGTATCGGTTGAGTTGCCGCATTCCCACCATGTTGTGGTGTTATTGGTAATCCGTATCGCCCGCGCCACGCCATTATAAGGCGTGTGAAGTTCGACATTGGCAGTGATGTCTTCATCTGCCCGGAGCACTGTCGTAATCGCCAGGAGCGCATCGTCGAGAACGAATACATTTTCATAACTGTTGACCCGCATAGATGAAACGGCAAACTTGCGCTGTTCGGTGTAGGGCGCGAAATAGGGGCGGCGCGATTGCATGGTTCTATCAATGCATCTGCTCACTTGCTGAATGAAACGTCTTACCTGCGCATCGCCAACTGCGCTATCGGCTTTTAATTCCACCTTTACGTCATCGAGCGTGCAGTAATCGGTCATAACGGCGCAACGTCTCCCCAGAGTTTGATAGCCTGTCCCTCGGCCTTAATCGCCGCAGCAGCAATCAAGTCGCGTGATTTGTACCAGCCAGTATCGGCATGAAATGGCTGCTGCTGTGTTCCGGTCACATAGATTTCTTTGTCCCAGGGGTTAGATACGACAATCATTCCGCCACTAACTGTGGCAGTATGCGTGATTTTCCAGCCACGCACAAATTTATGCGTGCGGCGGTAAGGTAAGTTCTTTTCGCGGCGTAACTTCGCCATGACGAACCGGCGCTGGCGCTCGCTTGCCCACCGTAATGGATAGGATGGTTTGCCCGGTTCGGTTTGCAACTTGACAAGCAGTTGATTGCCAATCGTCGGGCGTATCCTGGCATTAAACCGCGCACCGGCATGAGTGACGTGGTATTTCACATCATCGAATACTTTCGTATCTGTCGTGATTTCCAGCACAATGCCAGGCGCTATTTGCTTGCGGATTGTCTTTTTAGCCACGCCACACGACTCCCGTGTAATGCCCTAACATCAATGCCGCGCCGCTCAGAATGAACGGGTACAGAACGACTCGCGCTTCCGTCTGCCAGATGACGTACACGGCGATAGCAATCCAGATTGACACACAATAAATGCAGGAGAGAAACGCTTTGTACTTTCCTTCGCGCAGCCGGGAAAATAAACGCGCTGGGCCGTGTTCCAGCGCGATGATATTCGATATTCGCCATGTGGCGAGCGCGAGTAGTAGCAAATCAAACGGGGTCAAACTTCAAATCCTCATCTGGTGACTGTTCTATTTCTTCAGGGATTCCAAGTGGAAAATAGAAAGATTCCATTTCTTTTTTTTGAAGTCTCAATCCAGCTAATCTGCTTTCCAAGTCACATATTTCATTGTTAATACACTCTAATCTAATAAGCCATATAGGGGTTTCATCAGACATTGGCTTTCACTCCTACCTTCGCCGGAATAATTTCCGTAAACAATTCCTTCACCCGCACATCGAATGTGTGGCGCTTATGAGCAAACCTGTACCCGGCCTGTCGGATCGTTTCGCGCTCTACCGGATTCGCCATCCAATACTCGATTGCGCTGGGCAAATCTTCCAGACTGTCGAATGCGGCGAAGTGAACGCCCGCTCGCAGTCCGGTGACTTTCATCAATTTATTGACCTTCTGATGCAGCATGAATGCACCCGCGCCCAAACCCTCAAACATGCGGTTGCTGACGAAGCCGCTCCCGTCATTGTACTGATTATCGCCGACACAAATCTTAGCGTTACGCATCAATGCCTGCGATGTAGCGAAATCGTATAGCGTGTCGCCGTCGCCATCCAGCCAACCGCTGCCATAGATGCCGACATTGTAAGGCAAACTCTTGAGCAACTTACCCCATTCCTGCCGCCATTCACTGTAGGCATTGGCAAGAAATAGCACATCATGCGCGGGCATATCCGGCAGAGTGGGGGGCTGCTCGAAGGCGCACTGCCAATAAGCCGCCGGGATACCTAACTTCTCATATTCATCAACCACGTTCAAGTTAACCACCAGCGCCAGATCGTACCATGCCAGCAAGTCTACCATACCGTTATTGAGTGACACATCCGGCCAATAATCGCCGTTCCAGTTTATACATAGCATAGCCGGGTTATCGCTACGCAGGTGGTGAATGCAGTCTATCGTAAACTCTTCGGCGCTGTGACATTGTGTAAACAGGATGTCCGGTTTCCATGCCCGCGCCAGCGTCATCACTTCCTGTAACACGCTGCCTTTACTACGATGCGTCCTGAGATAATCATATTCGATAACCGTTCCGACACTGCCCAGCGCATCACGCAATCCGCGTTTCTGCTGGAATTGTGATGGTTTGTGACCCTCGAATATCGGTAAGTAGAGAATACGTACCCGATCATCTAATTCCGGCGCTTTGATGGGTTGGCTGTTGAATACCGCACCGCCTTTGAACCGCGTGTAATAAATGGCGCTGTCCTCGACGCCGTGCTGCCCGTTGATTTGGCGCATATCATCGCGGCTAATCACATCGTGGATTTTACAGCCCTCTACTGGATTGATCGTGTAGCCCATTTCCCAGATGCGCGATGACAGGTAGTTATCGCCGCCATAGGTTCGCGCTTTACTCATGAGCCGATCATCCGCGCCCCACCAGCCCGCCGCCTCGCCTAACCAACGCCGGAACATACCGACCTGCGCGTAAGGGGCGCTGATTTGCGAGCCATCGGCTAACCGCGCCGGGTGTTCCATCACCTGATGCTTAGTCCGGTCATAGCGGTTATCAGCGAAGGCAACAGCGCCCGCGCTCGGAGTAGTATCCAGATAGCGCATGGCGATGAGTAAGCTCACTGGATGAAAGGTCACATCATCATTTGCCATGACTACATAATCGCCTGTCGCTATTTTCGCGCCGTCACAGAAGGCTTTAATCGCGCCTCGCAATTCGCCATGTTCGATGAGCTTCACATCAGACTGTTCTTTACACCATTGAAGCGTGCCATCAGTAGACCCGCCATCCACAATGATGATCTCATATTCCAGACCGCGATACATCTGGTTACGAATGGATATGATGAGGGCTTGCAAAAGACGCAGGCGGTTGTAGGTTCCGGTTACGATACTAAGATGCAAAAGGTTTCCTCCACATAGCAAGCCCACATAATGCGGGGCTTATTTGATAACTGGTGAATGCGTCGCCGATCACATTCCTGATCCCGGTCTGCACATCAGCCTGCGTGCGCTCATGCTCACTGTCGTGGGATACGATCATGCCGCCGGGAGCGCCATACTGATAGAACGCTTTCCAGACGTGTGTGACCATATCCATCTCATGATAAGCATCCTCGAAAATAAAATCATAGGGCGGATTATATTTGTAGTTCCAGTCAAATAAATCAGCTTTCACGCTCTCTATAATCTCATGATACCAACCTTCCACTTCCAAACAGGTAGGCTCTACACCATTATCTATCGTGGTCAATCGCCCTACTCCATTTGTCAATAGCGCCTTTGCGATATGCGCCGTGCTCGTTCCCCAACAGTTACCGATTTCCAGGACATTTTTAGGATGCAATGCTCGAACAAGCGCGTAAAGCGCCTGACCCTCAACACCCCAGATACCCTTCTTATATTTGCTAGGATTATCCAGCGTCGGGAAATGGCCGCCCAGATTATCTTCATAAGCATAAGCAATAAGTTCACTAGCTGATAACCCATAGGTAAGCGCGATGTGAGATAGACATTCTTCGAGCGTTCCGTTCATTTAACTGCCACCCATCCGGCAAAATTCATCCAACGCCAAAAACAATCAATATGCCGGAAGCCCACCGCCTGTAGAAATTCTTCATTCATTCGCGCTGTAACCGGGACTAATACGCCTTCCAATGCCAGCCGCTTGCGTTCAATTTGTTCCCCCGAATAACCGGCATTGCCTTTGGCAGTATAGTAGAGATCGGCCATGTCCTGATTAAGCCGCGCTGTTGCGCCGAGCACTTTTTCTACCAGAACGAGCGCTCCACCGGGCAGCAGCGAATTGTAGACATCCTGTATGACACACTGGCGGTATTCGATAGGGATAAATTGCAGCGTCAGCACCGACAGCACCAGCGTGGCGCGTTCCGGCGGGTAAGCATGGCGCAAGTCAGTGTCGCGGATAATGACGTTCTCATTCCCAGCAAAGCGCATCTGGGCAGCAAGGCGCATCGGTTCGCTGACTTCGATACCCAGGCATTTATGTGATTTGGAATAGCAGTTGACGAATGGTTCTATCGCCTGTCCACGCGAACAGCCTAAATCGACGATCCAGCCTTCCTCCTGCACGTAGCGGCGGCCAATGTCATACACCGATTTACGCATGACTTCGTACTGAGGAACAGACCGCGCCAACATATCCTCGAACACCTGTGAAACGCTGGTATCGAATGACCACTTGTCGGTAGGATAAATAGTGTCGCGATTCATACAGGTTTTCTCCATATCCCCAGACCACACTTTCCCGGCTGTATCAGAAGCGGTAAACCATCAGGCGTCACTCGCGCCATACCTTCTCTAACTGTTAATCCCACCGATTCATGGACTGCGTCATGGCTAACAATCATTGCGCCCGGTAATGCATTCTCTTTGAAGTCTGCCCACACATGCGCAGTCATCTCCGCCGTGTGCATTGCATCTTCAAACACAAAATCGACACAACCACTAGGCATCCGATAATCGAAGAGACTGATATTGACCTGTTCAATAATCCCAGCATACCGTTCTGGCACTTTATACATGAATGCGATGTCAATCGAAATGAGTTTACCCTGTTCGTTCCTGAATAGGGCTTCCGCGATATGGTAGGCGCTGCATCCATAATAGCTACCCACTTCGATAGCCAGTTTAGGCTTCAATGCCCGGATAAGCGCGTAAATGATTTGCCCTTCAACTTCCCACACACTGCCACATATCCATTTCGCATTCGCCGGGTTTTCGTCCCAACCGCCAATGGTATCTTCTTGCACATAAGCGGCGAGTTCGGATTCATTCAGGCCGTAGGCCACAGCGATTTTGTGCAGGGCTTCAGAGAGGTTCATGTATAGCTATCCAGTTAATCAGTGTGGAAAGTTTGGTTGTAGTATAAATCGTCTTGTTACTTTTGTGTTCAACTAACGACCAGGATGTCTCATCATTCCCATAAAGCGGATCACTCACGATAATCAGGTATCCATTTTGCATTAAAACATGGCTAACAAAATGTAGCAGTGCCCGTCGATCTAGTTTCAAATCTTCGATACCCTGTTGCAATTCCATTATCACGTCTTCTCGAAATGCTAGAATACTAGTCTCAGAGAGATTCATAGTTCTCCCCGGTGAACTTGTACATCGAAAGCCCGCACGGTGACGGGTCAGTAACATATATCTTGACCTGATTGAGATTGACGCCACCCTTGCGCATCCCCTCGCGGATATATTGCGCCATGCCTGTCGTCACATCATGCGACAGGATATAACCACCGACTTTCAGGATGCGCCGCAAATTCTGGTAAATAACGTGTACCTGAAATTCGCTGTGATTGCCGTCGTCGAAGATAAAATCAAACGGCACCTGTACCTGCGGAACGTAGAGATTGGCATCCATCCATTGGACAGTGATGTACTCGCGTAGATCATCAGGAATGCCAGCGCCGCCATTCGGCGTTATATCGACGGTTGTTACATGGCCGCTTTCGTTTTCTTTGCAGGCTGCCGCCAAGTGCGCTGCGCTGCCGCCTTGATATGTGCCGATTTCCAAAATGCGCTCTGGCTTCAGGACCCGAACGAGCGCATACAAAATACGCCCCTCATTGCCGTAACTAATCCCCTGTTCGTTGCCTTCATCGAATCCGAGCAGGGTATCTTCTTTGGCGTAACGTTTCAACCACGTCACCGACATGTCGAAATGGTCAGCGATGGCCTTCAATGTGCCAGCAAGTTGTTGGCTCATTCAATCACCTTTGGATACGAATTGATCTTGGCAAATTATCGAAAATGTCTTTGGATGTATATCCTACCCATGACCCATGAGAAAATACTCGATAATCTCTATGAACATAGGTAGGGTATAACCGATACTGCCATTCCTCAGACTGCTCTTTTGAACAGTCATTCACATTTACATCAGATAATGATTGAATGAGAGAGTAATCTAAAAATGTCTCCCATGGATGTCCCGAATAATTCACTCGATTATTTCCTTAGTCCAATAGGGGTGGTTCTGCATAAATGACGGCAAATAATCTATCGGTTCTATAGTCTCAGGATTCCAATATTCGCTTCCAATCGGATGGCAGTCCTGTTGGGCATTCGCCAACCATTTATTTTCGCGCCAGCCATCATGTCGTAACTGCCCGACATGCCCATGTACTGCCAGCTTGTAATCTAACAGCCATGTCGGGATGGCATAGCCCATATGGTTAATCGGCGCGGTATGTAGGTAGCCTTCACCTGTTCGCCCTGGTACGATTACGCGCACAGGGTAGGCCGGATCATGCAGCACGGCCCGGCGGAATGACCGCCAGTAATGGATCATATTCATGCGATAACCCCACTTATCCCCTGCTAGCGCCAATTCAATCACCTCTCGCGCCACGCCCGCCTGCCAGATTTCATCATAATCAAGCACGAGTACCGCTTCGGCATTCGGGCAAATAGTATGGATGCTATCACGTTGGACGCCTTCCGCCGTCCAGTCGCCGTCGATCCATGCCAGTTTATCCCCCGCTGCTTCGTTGGCTTGCAGGTAGAGGTTATAGCGTGACTCGCTGTCTGGCAGCGTGTAACCATTTACCCGCGTCCCATGCGACGGCTGCGCGGCGTAGAGGATGAAATACATGTCTACAGCGTCGATAATGGAGCGGATAGCATAGGACAAATACGGGGATCCATAATGCAGAGCCGTATAACCGATAATCACGTTACCAGCCTTCCGGTTTATCGACAAGAATAACAGTCATAAAATATTGCGCGCCTTCCTTTTGTGATGATGGCACTTCCCCAGCCCGCCGCCACGCTTCATCTGCTGTCCAGCCATAGGCCACGATTGCCAATGAATGAAATTCGCGCACAATGAAAAACTCCCGACACAACGGATTATCCTTGATTTGTTGTGGATCAATATCAACCCATGAGCCATCCTCTAGCTTTACTGTCTTTGCCATTATACATGCGCCTCTACTACTTTATCGAACTGTAGTTCATCACATAACAAATGATGCAGCGCCAGTCCGCGCTCCTGCAATCGCTCATCACGCAGCGCCAGTTTTACTAATGTGAACATCGTCTCATAACCGCCCTGATAAATGATGTCGGTAAACGGCGCGGTATCCCAACCGTTCTCGGCAATCAACGGCAGTCCGTAAGCGCCTGCCAATACCGCCCGGAGCGGAGCGATAGCCGGGAACGCCGCCTGCTGATGGATGTGGAGTAGGGCGCGACTTTTCATCATAGCCTGTCGCCGCTGTTCGCCCCAACCATTCGGCGCAATCCGGTAGCCGCTTTCCCTCATCCTTCCCAGCAGCCAGCCGCGACGATAAATTTCCGCATAGGACAGGTGAATAAAATCGTATTCGGATGGATACTTATCCAGCGTTCCTAATTCCGCCCTACCCCCTAACGGCACGTATCGTGCTCCGATGCGCTCGGCGAATGTGCGGTTGCTCGTCCACGTTTCGGCTACTCCAGCCTTCTGTGCGTAATCACCGTACCATTCCAGCAGCCAGAAGATAATCCGGGCGCGGGGTTTTATCCATGACAGCGATGTATCACAGCCTGTTAGAATATAGGTATGATCGCTATGGATGTCGATTTCATCCTGATAAATGATCGGGTATCCACTGAAACGCACCATATCCCAAAAGTCACAATAGGATTGGTATTCATGGCGCGGTTGGGCGAAGATCAGGCTCATAGATTATTCCGAATTATCCCGAATAAGCGAATAAAAAAATGGCATCCATTGTCCTTTTATAATACCGTCACATAGCCAGTTATCCCCTTCATGAGTCATAAACCATACGTTACCATCCACCGGCTTGCCTGCTTGTTTTTTCAGGATATACATACGATCAACAGCAATATCCTCAATTGTATATTCTTCTGCTGGGAATCCTTCGACTTCAACTCGGTAAATAGTTTCACTCATACTAATTTCTTTTTTGCAACTCTCATTACCTTTTCGACATCCGGTTTCACGGCGCTGCGGTCAATCCTGATAGGCAGCGGTGGCGGAGTCGGCATAACACCCGTTTGCCGTAACACCCGCTCGAAACCATCCAGCCCTTCAAACATCGGTGGCATATCGGCTAACAATTCGGGAATGATTTCCCATAACTCCGGCGAATGTTCAGCATCCCGGATATCTACCCATACGCGGCGCGGCCAACTAAGCCGCGCATAACGCCGCCCGGTCACGCGCCCATATTCCGCGCGATTGCCCTGCCATTTCGCCATTACCAGCACATCATTCTCCTGGCGCTGGCCTTCGGGAATAAATTCGTCAATTACTGGCGCATCCAGACAACAGCCCATATTGCCGTCATACCTCCGAAATAGTTCTTGTCGCAATAACTGCGTGCGCCCCGACTCTACGCTGTCTTTGGCGCGCTGCCCATCAATCGAATAATGAACAAGCGGCTCTTTGAGATGTTGGGCGCAGACCTGCGCGCCTCGTAACTTACAGAATAGATCGGTGTCTTCCATCGCTTCGAGTGTTTCATCGAAGCCATTCGCTTTACGCACCGCTTCAGTCGGAAGCAGCGCCGCGATGTGATGCCAGCCCCACTGCGGCGGGCAGTAGGGGCGTTCAGGAGCGCGGATGATTTGTTCATCCTGATACCAGTCGGTGTACACGTAGCGACCCTGCTGATAAACTGCCAGACACCGCTCGACAAACGGCGGTTCGATCCAATCATCGGCATCGAGAAACACCACAAACGGCGTTTCTACCATATCGAGCAGCCGATTGCGAATGTACCCCGCGCCGAGCAGGTCATCATCATTCATGTAGTAACATTTGCAGGCTGTCGTCTGGGCCTTAACGCTATCCAGAGCGCGATCTATAATCGACTGATGATAGGGCGCTACCGGAATAAGAATGGAAACGTTAATCATAGTGTCCATCATAATGTGCCTTATTCCATGCAATCCAGTTTTCTACTCTCTTTTTATTCTGCTGTTCATAATATTTCCGACTTACGTTGTAAACTGAAGTGCCTTGACGATATATCTTTAGCAGTCGTGTGCGCAATCTTTGTAAATAAATCCGTTTCAAAAGTGCTACACGAATATCAACGATCCCGTTAGGATCATCATAATAAGCACTTTCTGGAAAGTTGCTGATTTCTTCTAAATCACATAAATCTATGCGATGCCTTCCCCACCATGTCCCTGAGGCGGGATGAAACATCCGTTCACGCTGCCTTAAAAATCGTTCATCAACATCATGCACTATTCCTCACTCCCCTGCTATACGGGCGATGGCGATCCTGCCATCGCCCGTATTCACAATAGCATGTTCGTAGAAAACTGTCAATCGCGCATAATATCTTATGAGAATACTATGCGCACCTAAGTCGTTATGTGCGGTAACTTGTGCCGCCATCATAATAGAAACTTCCGCTCGGCAGCGCGTTATGGATCGGCGCGGCGAACGTGTACTGTAGATTGTCGATACGTCCGGCTAACCAGGGCGTCTCCAGAATGAGGCGCATCTTATTGGCGAACTGATATTCCTTGCAGAACGCTGTTTCCTCAGCGCCCGACAACCACATACCATTATTCAATGCGATACGCTGCGTTCCGGCGAAGTTATCGAACTCCTGCAAGTATTGGTTATCCATTGGGAAGTATTCCAGACGGCATAACGACATTCCCGCCCAACTAACTGGGATGATGTACATATCGCTTTCAAACGTGTTGGCGGCTGGAGTAGTCTGGGGAATACCTTCGCTGAATACCACTGGCAAAGGCTTGCCATCGACCATGATGTACTGCCCGCTCAGAAATTCGCGGCGCATCCGCCCGACATTTTCGGCGCTTGTATTAATTTCGTCATACTGCCCGCCGGCGCACTTGTACAGATCGTACTTGCACACGTAGTTTTCAACGAATGTGCGGTACAACTCTTCGCGCATAACGGCTACCCACTGGACGCCGACCATTCCCGCCTTACGAGCGCGGTTATTCAGACCATACATCAGATCATGTAATGCCTGTACGATGTCGCGTCCATCGGCGGTAGTCGTATTGACATTGGCGCTGTAGGTAATGATGGCGCTATCAACAGCCGGACAGGTAAGTTCGGTCACACGATCCGTATACCCAGTTTTGACCTGCCGATCCAGTCCATCAAACTCTATTGTCCATCCATGCGCAGTTGCAGTATAGGCTGTACCAATATTACCCTGTACAAGTACGACATCAAGCGTCCGCTCAAATTCGACACCGATACGCCACAGTTCGTATTGTAACTGCGAGCGGGCATCAGCCAGTTTATAGAAGATGTCGGGAATGAGCGGGTTTTGAGTAGGCCCGGCATTCAAGATTTGCGCTGGGATGTCAGCGCGGTTACGTAGCTGCCCAAGCTCAGGAATAGCCTGCAAGTCTGTTTTGATGATATATTTCCCGAACTTGTAAATCTGCTGACAGACTTTCGCAGCGCCGACAGCAGGTGGATCGCCGCAGAACCCGGCAGCATTTGTGCCACTTGCTGTCGTGACGCCTGTCATAATTTCGAGTATCTCTTCAGTGTACTCAGAGCGTGAAACGCCTAATACACCAACCAAACTATCAGGACGAGCGAGGGCGCTAAACCGTTCTGGTCTTACGCCAGGATAGGTGAATAGCCCATACTGCGTGGTGCTTTCATGATATGGCCCATGCAGCGCGGGGCCAACTAAGGTGGTAGACGCTGGCGTATGCTTGGCAGCAGACGCGATCATCTCCGAAATTTCTTTCATTTGTTCTGAGGTATATACAGCTTGAACACCCATGATTTTACTCCTTCAATGGGACGCCAAAGAACGTCTTCTTACCGTTCGCGCCCTTTTCCAGTTCTTTTTTCAAGTCAGCATTCTCGATAACTGTTTCAGCGGCCTGTGACGCCTGGCGCGGGCGGCTGTTAACTTTAGCCTCTAAGGCTTTGACCTGCGCCTGGAGCGCATCCACTTTACCAGTTTCTTTCACTAAAGGCGCGAGCGCGGCTACCGTTTGCGCCATCTGGATAATGGCCGGAATGAACTCGCCAACATCCTTATAGATAGCTGTCGATTCGGCGGCCATCGCCTTGACCTGCGAAGTCAATTCCATAAAGGCTTCCATCGTCGGTTTCTTTTCCTCGTCTTCATCTTCCGGCGCTAGTTCCTCTTCCATCATAGTTTCTGGCGCTTCCTCTTCTGGCGCAGGCTCAGCATTCGCTAACTTACCTAGCATAATTGCCAGCACCTCATCGACAATCGCTTCATCGGGATTGTCGGTCAGTTTGGTTAGCGTCGCCATCAATTCTTCGCGCATATCTTCTAATACGCCCTTGTTTTTATGCTCTTTAGTTTCATGGCCGCGCTTCTTGAGAATCTCGGCCACCCGACTTAGCGCCTTTTTGAGTTCATCATCCTGTGACTTACCCAAAATTTTATCCATCAACGACAGGCGCTCATTATCTTTTGCACTCATCGGATTAATCCTCCATAACTTGTGCGAAGGTAAACAGATTGGCCGCTCGTGTGAGCGGCAGGATAGAGGTTTCATTTTTCAGGATGAGTTCATACATTCCATCCTGTCTATCTTCTTTAATGTAATTGAAGCCAATGCTGGCTCCCCATGTGACCGGCGTAGTTTCCAACGCATCCCATACTGCTTTACGCGAAACCATGTACGGTTCTTCGCCGGAGTGCCGCGCCAAATTAATCATCGCATCGGGTAACTCTCTGGCAACTTCGACTAGAAATGTGCCATATATTTTGGCCGCCATAATTTCGCCAAGCGGCTCGCCGCCATGCCAGTAAAGTAGCGGGTTCGGGGAAAATATCTTGACATAACCTTCTAACGCCTTTTGGCGGACAATTTCTTGCTCGCGATCTTTGTAGCTGTTGGAGCTTATCAGAATCATACGGCGCAATCCGGCCTTACTGCCAAATACCAGCGCCAGCGATTTGCCGCGCCGACAGTTCTCATAAGCGATAGCGACAGCTTGATCCTTTGGTTTGCCGGAGCGAATGAGTTCCGCGATATTGGCGCTAATTGTAGTTTTATCACAACCGGGTTTGAGGGGCATGTTACTCTCTCTTAAACCTCACAGGCCGTGACACTTCAAATTCCGGCTCAAATTGAATCCCGTGATCGCCTTCAAACGGCTCAGTATGGTCATTCTTCATCATGAGAATTTCATCGGGTATACCGTCCGGGAACGCTTCGCAGGTGGGAGTATCTTCATGCTTGTGCTTGCAATAAGCGCAGGCTGACAGCGCCAGTCCATCTTTTGGAAAACTGAATTTATCATTACTCATCAGAGATGATCTCCATTACTAACCGGTTCCGGCCTTTGATACGTTTTGCCTCAACCACCCGATACGCAGTCCCGCGTCCTAACAAAAACTCTGCCTCATGATATCCGAAATTCGATTCTGATGCGATATAAGCGCCACGCGCCCCCTTAGGTACGCGGATTTCATAATCGAAATCTCCCATCGCATATCTACCTGATTTAATCGAAGTCGAGGTAAATCCAGAATCGCGGATTACTGTGCCTTGTAATTTCTTGAAATCTTTAGGGGATAAATTACCCCCATTCGGCAATCCACGCCCGCCATCCGTTCGATATACGGTGATGTCACGATCTAGCCCATCCCGTTCAGTAAGCCTATCAAGATTCTCGATGTGAGCTAAAGTTGTCGGATCAGCCGTCCGGTTTATACCTCGCAGATGTTCATTGATGGGGGTATAAGCTGTACTAGAATATTCCTCAATACTGGTAATTTCTGCTTGTCCTTCAGGTGTCGTTTTTAGATCATCAAGGGTTTTTGACCATTTATTCTTAAATTCCTCATCTTCGACATCAACCGATTCATAGGCGCGCTTCGGCTGTTTATCTGGTTTTTCTTCGGCTTCATCGCCATTCCCCCCACCACTACCTGCGCCAAACCGCCCGGCTTCACCGCGTGGATGTTTACCTTCATCCCATACCGCTTTACCTCGTAGGAACGTAATCAATCGCTGGAATGTGCCGCTCACGCCGCCGCGTGTGAACGAGCCACGCGCCCGCGCTTCACTCTTGACTAATCGGCAGCCGCACTTAAAGCCTTTACATTCCAGCACATCACTCTTAGGCAAGATACCTTTAGCGATATAATCCTTCATCGCATGTACCTGTCCATTCATACGCAGGCAGGTCTTACAATGTTCCTTGACCGGGTTCATAACCCACAACCATTTACTATTCCTGGCAGTGCTGCCTAGCGCCTTATAGTAGAGCGGCGTCAATGATTTATTGGCCCACATGTCGGCGCGGCTGGCGATGAGTGATGGTGTGAAGTCTTTTTCGCTGTAGAGTTCGTTTATGAAGTTATCAACATAATCACTCTGTTCAGCGCGCCAGACCGCAATCGCCGTCTGCGCATCGCTGTCGAGCGTTGGATTTTCAATACCGCCATCGCGCATCCCGTCGAGCCATACACTCTCGCCGCCCTCCTGCAATCGGGCGCGCAATCCGAACTTGACAGCAGACGGGCTAACAATCTTCTCATTACCAAACATGACTAGCCGAGCGAAGATATCTTTGAATGCCTGAGTGCTATCTGATAGCGCCCGTTCCTCGCTCATGGTCGTGGCATCGGGCGGCGTCTGGGCGCTAATCTCCGGCGCGGTCACGGTTTCAATAATGGCCGGAGCATCGGGATTCACGTCATCTAACCGGATGACGTGGCCGCCCTGATCGGTCAATACGTCATGGAAGGCAGTCATCTGGTTAGCAAGTAACTGGCGGCGCTCGTCGGGCGTCATCTCACTTTGTAATGAGAGCGCGATACCTGCCCACGTCTGCGCGATATTGGCTTGTTCCTGATCTTCCTCCGGGTCGCGATACTGGAACATAAACAGCGCATCGGAAGGCAGCACGGCGTTAATCACGCGCTCGATTTGTTTCAGGATACGGCCTATCGCCTTGCCTTTGCTCTTCTCGTGTAGGATAACCGACTGCGTTCCCGTGCCGATCCCAGCGCCAGTCAGTTCCCACATATCCTGAATGTCAAGGCCGATACCGAGCGCAATTTCTTTGACGTTAAGCGCCTTATATTGTTCGAGATCAAATTTCTCTGGCGGCTGTGAGAATGACACAAACTCAACAGCAGGTTCCTCTTCGGCAGCCCTGCCATAAAGCGGCACGATCTGCCCCCATTTACCGCCGGAATCAATTTTACGCTCTTCCTCATTGCGATTAAGCGCCGCCTTGACCTGGTTAGCGTCCAGGTTCTTAAACAAAACAAAACCGGGCGGCGGGTTATCGTCCAACATGCGCTCGACATAACGGTTAATGAGGATGTCGCGCATGACCGCGCCGATACACCGCGACAGCGCCGACTCGCCGTAGCCATAACTCATCTCATAAGCATCAGGATTATCAAGGAAACGTACAACACGCGATCCATGCATGGTATGAAGCACGCCCAGCGCATCCATATAAATCACCGGATACTCAGGATCGCCCGTCGGCCAGCAGCGCAAGCTGTCAAGCACGCTTAGTCCGGTCAATTGTCCGGTCATCGGTTCTAGTGGATCGCCAGGGCCAATAAGTTCTACATATGCGCCACCGTCATAACGTGAGAAGTCGATAATGAGCTTGCTCAGGAACGAGTCCCAACCGCGCCCGAAATCGGATAGATGAAGCACATCCTGATAATAGTCGGCATCAGCAGGGCGCGCGGTGATTTCCCAGGGCGTCGATTGAATGCGTTTAATCAATCCGGCAATCGCGCCTTTGAACAAGTTGTTATAATCATGGCGATAATACTCTAAGAGTTTGGCCTCACGTTCCCGCGTGCCATGACCAGGCAGCAAGGGGCCGCGCCAGTATACGCCAAGCGACAGCGGTGTAGCGGACTTGCGTCGTTTGATGTCGGGAAGCTGCTGGACGCTCTGCGTCCGTTCGACTTGTATGATTTCAGTCGGAGTAGGCATAACCTACTTCACCTCGATTTGAATTTCATCAACTAGAATATCGCTGGTGGTAGTGAGTGTGATCGCATTAGTAAGTGTATAAGTCACACCGACAGCGCCGCCGCTTATTCGGATGAGCGCCCTTGTGTTGTAGGTATCCACAGAATCGCTTTCCTTAGTAAGACCAGATGGGCTAATCACCCAGGCGGATGAGGCTATCGTATCGCCATTGCCATTGTTTTCATTCAGCAATACCTTGTGCCAATCTATAGCGTAGGTTTCTTTAGCCTCAGTGAACTTCAAAAATTTCATTCCTCACCCTCATAAATTGTATTACGCCGGGCAGGTTGATAAATCCGTTCCCTTGCCATAGATTTGTATGTGCGATTGCGCATATCTAATATATAGGCCCGGTCATCGTCTACTGCCCAGATATACAGACTGCCTGTTATGGAAGTGACGACGATAATCTCTCCGGCGATGTGATGGTCTGTTACGCCCGCGCCCGTCACTGTGAGCGCACCAGTGATCGTGCTTGCGCTGGCAATTTCTCCGGCGACTGTAATTTCGTGGCTTAAAATACCAGTGACGGTTGCGACTGATACTATTGAACCATCTAACGAATGATCGACATTGACAGCACTGCTAATTGTTGTGCTGGATGCCACAATTCCGCTAAACAGATGATCGGCAGAGAGAGCGCCACTCACGATTGCTTGCCCGGCAATTACTCCAGCAATGTTATGGAGCGTTCCGCTGCCAGTAACCGTGAGATCGCCTGAAATCGTTGTTATTGCGACAACTACACCTGTAAGCAGATGGTTAGCGGTGAGCGCCCCGGCGACGGTAGTGATATTGGCGACTATACCCGCCAGTGGATGATTGGCCGTCAAAGCGCCACTAACCGACGCACTGACGACAATCGTTCCGGCTATCGGATGCGCCACAGTTAGCGCGCCAGTGAATGTCGATAGGCTGGCGATTGTACCTGCCAGTGGATGAGCCGCCGTTAGCGCCCCGGCGATTGTCGATGTGTTGGCGATTACTCCGCCAATAGCGTGCGGGTCTTTGGTCAATGCGCCGCTAATTGTGCTGACTGCATCGACTACACCGGCAAACGGATGGGCAACGGCAAGCGCCCCGGCTACCGTCGTAACCGCGTTGACTGTGCCCACCAATGGATGTGTCGCTGTAAGTGCACCCGTGACTACCGATGTGCTGGCGATTTCTCCGGTAATCGCTTGCGGCGTTTTGGTCAATGCGCCGCTTACCGTGGTGACGGCAGCAATCGCGCCGGCTAGAGGATGAGCAACCGTTAATGCGCCAGTGATTGTCGTTACGGCATTCACTACCCCGGCGATAGCCTGAGTTGCCGGGGTATAGTCGATTTCTAGCGTCACGTAATCGACAAACACGTCGGCATTAGCGCCTGTGGCAAGCGCGCCGATTGCAACACCGAAATCGGCATCTTTCACCCATGCCGAATCGAGCGCGTTACCCCACTTATCCGCCGCGCCGCCTTTGGTGATAACTGTGGCACTGTTGGTCGTAAGCGCCACCGGTGTCGCGCATTGATTCGTCCCGACCTTCGCTCTTGCCGTATTCAGCAGTTGCAGCAAATCGAGCGATACTGTGCCGTTAGCGTAATACGTATTGATCCGGCAGGTTACACCGTTGATGACCGAACCATCTGAGATGGCCGAGAAATCGAACGTATACGCCTTTAAGACGTAGGTTTGGTCGGGCGAATCGAAAGAAGCATGAGTAACGCTGGCATCGTTGCCATCATTGGCGAAAACATTGGTTGGATTAACCCACGTGCAATTCGCGTCATCCCAGGGCGTCTCTGAGATGGTTTCCGCCGCAGTTGGGAAGACTTCACCAGTGGTAGCCATCGTTTACCTAGCGGTCATCTTTCCAGTACCGTCCTCCGACTTTACGCCAGACAGTCAACCGCGCTGTGCCGCGAAATACCCGTCGTTTGGGGCCGGCTTTCATCCGGCGGACAAATTCTTCATCGCTTTTTATCATGCGCGCTGCCAGTTCAATGACACAGCCATCGCTATGCACGAGGTTCTCAGGGCGACTACCTTTGCCATCACAAAACCGACATTCGATGATTTGCAACCTGTCATCGGCCACCGCCCAAAAGTATCGATCTTCCTGAAACATCGCTAACAAAACACCGAGTGGAGTTTCGATCATGTCATCGTCACATCAAAGTCGCCAATAGCGATCTGGGCAGTATCGCCATCATTGATCGTCTTAGCAACAGTTAAATCGAGCCACCCCAGCATATTCCCTGCACCCCATGTACCGCTATCGGTATTGCCACAATATGTGACCGATCCCCAGTTACCGCCGGCAGCTGCCCAGCCCGTAACGGCTACGCCATTCGACTTTGCGCCTGCCGCCGCCGCCGGGAAGTTGGTAACATTATTGGTCAAAGATTGGCGGGCATAGCCGTTAGAGTTAGGTACTTCGTTAGCAGCAGCGCCAGTACTGATATCAGACAGCGCCGCCGTCCATAGACCAAAGTACATGGTCGCCGGCACGCTATATGCCGCATTACCCCATACGTGATCGAGTAATTCGAGTTCCAAAAAATCAGATAATGATCCTGCCATTGTTCACCTCTATCTAAAATTCCAAAGAAGATACCGACTCGCGTCGGGTGTATGGTCGTTGAGTTTGAGCGGCTTGCGCTCGCCAGCGTAGATTAAACCGGAGCGATCATCGTAGCGCCATAACTGCAATTCGCGGATGAGGTTAACGCAACGCGGATGTATCTTGAGTAATCGCACTCCATTACCATCACAGATGAAACGCCGCAGCACCTTGACGCCTTCCGTGACTGTATGCGTTCCAGGGCCAGTCATAATGCCCGCGTCGTGCAGCCGGGCACGTAACTCGACGGCGCTGCTATCGACCATCGCTAACACCGGGCGCGGATAGGGCCATGTAAAGACTTCGTTAATCGAGGCTTCAGGCAATGCCAATGTCTGATAATATTCAGCAAAGAAATTCAATCCGCCATCCGGCCTTAACTGCGCTAACAAGAAAACTCGCGGATGATGGCCGGGCGTGCCGACGCCTTCACCATGCGCATACCCATCATCAACGCCCCAATAGACTTCGCCAAGCGCCGGATCATAATCTACCGCTTCAGTGACGTTTTCGGTGAGTGAAAAATTGTCGATGATAATGCCTTCAAACGAAACGAAAGCGGCGTCGAGTTCCTGCTGTGCGAACAACCCGGCATATTGCGCTCGCAACCGCGCTTTGTACTCTACCGATGTATGGATATTATCTTCCATACGCGATGTGATGTATTTACTATCAGGTAAGGGATTGGCGACGAATAAGTCATATAACCAGTGAAACATCCCGGCGGGCGTCGAGGTCAACCATATTCGTTCCGCACCGCGCCTGATTTGCCCAACAGCGATGTCGAAGGCTTCACGTGTTCGAGATACACGCGGCTCATCAAACCATAACCACGCCCGGTTAGGTCCGCGCAAACTATCCGGCCTATCGGCGCTGCCAAAATACATGGTGCTGCCATTGGCAAATGTTCTCAAGATACGCGGGTTATCGAGCTTGCGTGTGATGTAATGCGGCGGAAGCCAGCGCATCAATTCGGGAATGATAACTGCATGGATATTGTCATACGTAGGCGCAACGATGAGTCCGTCTTCACCTGACTGATAAGTCGTGACTTCGAGGATGCTCTGAATAGCGCCTGCCGTCGTCTTGCCGCTGCCCCTGCCGCCATTAAACCAGACGAGGTTACGTTTGCGGATAGTATGATGAAACTTAGATTGTTTAGGCAGCGCGGTATAAACACGATTATTCATCTTTGCCGATGTTGATCGTCAATCCTTCAAAGAGCGGCTTGCCATCTTCGCCCGTGTGTACATGGCGATCAACAAGTAAGGCATGAACTTTCGCCAACGTTTCAAGAGCGCGCTGACTATCAGTGAATTTGACGCGCATCCCATTCCGCGTGTTGCTAATTTCCTGCACCAGATGCAACAGACCGGCTTCCCGGATAGCTTCCATATCCACTGCAATAATCGCGCCATAGTTTGTGATGTGCTGTGTAATTTCATTGCGCGCAATCTGTGACAAGCGGTGAAGCACTTCATCAGCACTCATTCGCATTTCTGACAAGCGAATGTCAATCTCTTTAGCGACCTCAACATCTTTCAACAATCGCTGCCCAATGGAATATGCGGTTTTCTCTGAATATCCAGCGCGTTTCGCTGCCTCAGTCGCATTCCAGCATTGTAGATATTCGTTGATGAATGCCTTTTGTTTGTTAGTCAACTTCCCACCTATAGGGAACGAAGTTACGGACAAGATAAGAGCGCCCTTGCGGACGCCCGGTTGCGATTCTGTGGTTAGGAGAGGAAAACTCTTACGAAACGTCCCATATTACTTTGCCTGAGACGAGTATAAACGAATATGGGCATAATGTCAAGTTTTAAGCGTCAAAGTTCGTCAGGATTTATATCTGCGCTGATAGCGATGGCGCTCGCCATCATTCCTACACCAGCGGCACTGCCATCGAAACGCGCTATGGTCGCGGTGAAAATACGAACTAGTAAGCGGATAGACTTCACCGCAATCATCACAGCGTCGTATCTGGTAAATTAGTTGACCGATGTCGGGATCGGTGACTGGCGGCCCCAACCGGGCAAGCCGCCAATCGGCAATGGAGAGTGTCCAATAACCATCAAAGAGCGGATCGAACGAGAACATACTACAGACATAACCGGGCGCGGGGATTTTGAGATAACCCTCGTCACCCCACACGTGAGCAAGATATTCTACAGTCCTATTCATATCCCGAATCCTAGCACAGAACCTGGGATATGTGCAACCTTACCCTATCATCATACAATACCTATGACATTTGTCATAGGTTTCTCATAACATGTCACTTTGCCTATTGACACATTCTATATAATGTGTCATAATGATAGTATAGATAGGAGAGAGAACCATGGCGAAGAAACGGAATAGTAGAGTAAGACAAGACGGATCACCTCGACAGACCAGCGGTGCGCATAGAGGGGCAGAGCAGGTTGCTCATGAATCTGCTATCCGTAACATACAGGCGCAGGTAGACGAGTGGCAAGCGAAGGTGGAGAAATTCGAGCGGATGGCAAAATCAATGCCTTCCCCATTCAAAGAAGAGGCCGAACGTAAAGCGCAAGAAGCGCAGCAAGAAGTAGAATTCTTCAAACGGCAATTCCGTATGATAAGCCACTAAGCCGAAACCGGGCACTTTACCCGGTCAGTCCGGTACACGTAACCGGCTTTGATAAGGCTACGAATAGGAGAGTAATGAAATGAAACACATCAACATCAGCAGCAGATATGGCGACAATGCAGAAGTGTCCCTCGAAGACATCCCCGGTTCGACTCCGGGGCGCGGACTTAGCAGTATCTTACAAAATGATAGAGACTGAATAGGAGAGAGAAAATGAAACCGCAAGACATCCGAATTTACCCGAACCTCAATCGAAACCGGGCTTATGCCCGTATGGATATGGCGGCTGAGAAAAACTTCAATCTCGACCAAGCTCTCTACGGTCTTAAGTATGCGCGGAACACTGGACGCATCACCGGGACTGCCGAGATGCATATTCGTATCCTGAGTGGGTATGCTTATGCTAAGCTGGTCATCGAAATGATGGAAGCGGGAATTACAGCCAACACCGCCGCCGCCTTCCTCAATCAGAAATACTAAGACTAACTTATAGGAGAGAGAAAACCATGAAACCAGATGACCTTATTACCCCGGAAGACGTCACTAAGCGACATCAGCAGTGGGTAAATCAATGTCCTGAATCGCCGAAGCCGAAATTTACAGTCAGAACATTGTTGAATAGTGTACTGCTCATCGGCATGGCCGTGACCGCGCACAACCGACCCGGCACTATCCATGCTATCAGTCTATCACCATACCCGGCAGAAGATGCCGCCGGTATAGCGCGCGTGTATGTCGTGTATACAGATCACCCGGCGGCGCATGAATGGCGCGAGAAGCCAGGCGCGGAATGGGTACTGCCCTGGGAAATCGAGGAGTCGCGATCATGAACCTACACGAACTTGAAGTCATGCTACAATCTGGAAAAACAGTTCAGGCGATTACGATCCACGATGCTATTATCACCGCCCGCCATCTGAATGATGCTCACTACACAATCAGGTTTCGCACTAATCGCGGCATAAAAGCCCCAATCCGAGAATATACGACTGCCCGGCGCGCTGTTCGCAAAATGCTCGAATACGCGCCAGCAGAACAATGGAGGATTTTGGAATGAACCTGCACGAATTGACCTACATCTGTAACCCTGAAACAACATTGTTTGACCGGATTACTGCGCTGGCTTTCATCGACGAACTCAACGAATTGGCGCAGAACATGTTCGATACCGTTCCCGACATGCTGCCTGACTTCCAAACGGCAGTCGGCTTCTGGCTGTGCGGCCTGGCCCGCGCTCTAATCTGCGATGTGCGCGGCCTATCTGATGGTGAACTGGATACTGTCCAAGATGCTATCGAGTTCAAACTGCGCAGCACCGATGACCCGACATGCCGCGATGAGTTACAGACCAGTCTACAGACGATCACGGATGAAATCACCCGGCGTTATGTTTGTCCGAACTGCGGCGAAGACTCGCGGTGGGGCGAACACATGATCCTGATACCCGCCGTTCGTTATGGTGATCACCCTGAGCCAGCCGATGTGTTTTGCTCTTGTGAAGATGAATATGGATGGGAGAATTAAGATGACAATACAAGCATGGCACTTTAGCAATGGGTATATCAGAAATGATCCTGATACCAAAATCGTTCCCGGTCTACATCTCAGTGTAGACCCGGACAGATTGAAATTCTGCGAATATGGCTTACATGGCAATGTACGTCTCATCGACGCTCTCAGATATATGCCCGGCGCAGTTCTGAGTCAGGTTAAGTTAAGTGGACGCATCCTCGAAGATACCAACAAATATGTCGCCAGCGAGAGGACACATATCGCTGTCGCAGATGTGACTCGCACACTGCACGAATTCGCCATCTGGTGCGCGGAACAGGCACTGGCGCTAATCGACAATCCTGACCCACGCTCGCTCGAAGCACTACGCAACAAACAACTGTGGCTCGATGGCAAGGTCACTGATGACGAATTGGCTGTGGCGGAGAATGCAGCAAAGGAGGCGGCGTGGGCTGTGGCGCGGGCTGTGGCGCGGGCTGCGAGGGCTGCGAGGGTTGCGGTGTCAGATGCAGCAAAGGAGGCGGCGTGGGCTGCGGCGCGGGCTGCGGCGTCAGATGCGGCGGAGGATGTAGTGGAGGATGCGGCGTCGGCTGCGAGGGCTGCGGCATCAGATACGGCGTGGGCTGCGCAGAATAACAAACTCACCGCAATGGTTATGACATTGCCTGAATTTCAAGGGTTACTTTGATATGGACAATCAACCGTCATCACTTAAGATGCTAATCCTTTTTCCTAAGACCGAAGGGATACCCATCGCTGCACAAAATTATGCGACAGGGGAAATTAAAACCATTACCTTCTCACAAGCCAAAGATGCCATCATTGCGGCAGTGTTCAATAATGATTACCTACGCGCTATCAGAACTAACACAGACCTGGGCTTTGTAATGACGGTTTACATCTATGATCGTGAGAGAGTGATAACTGATATTGAAACTAAGTACGGGAGCCTCGATGCGCATCCTGGATGACACTGAAGTTACCAACATCAAATTGCTATATCATGAGAATCCAGAGCGGTTCACACCACAATGGTTAGCCAATCAGTATGGCGTGGCGTATCAGACCATTTCCGCCATACTGACCGGGCACAATTGGCCTCATATTCGGCCTGACCTGACCGTGATGCCGCGCCAACACCGGCACTTTCGTCCATTGATTCAAGCCATGCTTGCAGACGACAACAAACCTCGCGACATAGCAGCCGTGCTTCGATGCAGTCTGAGTCTCGTGTACAAAGTCAAATATGGAAAGCGATAACCTGTGGATGAAATCACTGCGTTAACCCACCTCGATACTATCCTCGCGCCAGTTATAGCGAATCTGTTGCAAGCGCGCACTGTTGAGGATATTCAACCAATCAAAGCGCAGTTAGAAGTCTGGCGCGTCCTGGCAACCAACATTAACGCCGCCCGCACGACGCGCATCGAAATCGATATCGCGCTTCTGCGCTGCTACCGGGCCATGGGAGAGATGTTACTCAATACCGACTTCGCGCAAGGCAAACGTACTGATCTCACTTCCCTCCCATTAGGCACGAAGTTAACCCGCGCCGATCTACCCTATCCTGAAAAGACACAGCGTCAATGGGAGCGGCTGGCGCAGATACCAGAGGAACTATTCGATAGCTACCTTGTCGACTGCACCGAATTCCTGCGCGAGGTCACAGTCGATGGCGCTATCAAGTATGCGCGGGCTGTCGAGGGCAAGCCGGAAGAGGAAGCGCCCGCCGATCCCCGCTACCGGGTGAAGTCCTGCGCCACCTGCCAACACCTGATAGAAACAGATGATAGTTATCCCGATTCTAATTGCGATTTATATCCAGTCGTTCGTTATGAATGGCTTACTCAATCACGCTATTATCTCTATTGCTGTCCTGACTGGCAGCGAAAGGATGAATGACAATGGCAGTTGAAGCAAGATACTCAGGGAAGTGCGCAGGCTGCGGCTTTCACTTCTCTGTAGGTACGATGATCGAGAAGCGTGACGATAGATGGTATGTTGTGGACTGTAAAGCCTGCGAATACCGAAAGCAAAAACTCTACTTGGGACGCGACCAAGATGGCAAAGGTGCTGTTGACTGTATTCACGACATGCTTACCTGGTATGACATTTTTGGCCACCTCGGCCCGTCTCATCATAACCAGGAACTCATCACCATAACCCTATACAACAAGTTTGAAGCCTACACTCATGAGGCTTGGGATGATGTATGGATCGTGGCCTTACATGCTTTCCGGCATGAATGGTATCAGGATGGGAAGTACCAGACTATAGACCATCCGAAACAGGAATTTCGGGGGGAAACGCTAGAAAAGGCAATTCAGAAATGTACACAGGTAATTCGTGAACAGATACTCGATGAAGAGAAACAACCAGAAGGTGAGGATGAGCCATGATCGCCTATCACATCTATGATCTGCGCGGCGCGGTATTCCAACTAGGCCGCCTCAAGCACCGCGATTATAAAGTATGCTACTGTGACGGGATGTGCGGTGAAGGCTACTACCTCACCTGCAAATCACATCGGTTCGTCACGATGTACCTGGGCGATAATCTGGAAGACGCTACCAAACAGGTGCTGGCGCTGCTCAAAGAATACAAATGTTCACTACACGCCACCAGGAAGGATCATCTGGGCGAGAACGTTGCGAACTCACAACAACTATAATATAATCATCAGATATGTAAGGGTCTGAAACCGGGCATATCCCGGTAAATAGGACTACACTGGGCGGTAAATGCCCCCTCATTTGCCGCCCCACGCCAGCATAGGGTTATTGCAAAAGTCAACTAGACTTTGAACACCGGAGTTCAAATCTCCGGGCTGGCACTGGCAAGGTCATTGACAATCGGATAATAGCGATTATCCACAATGGCCGGGATGTAGCTCAAATGGTAAAGCGCGCACTAAGTCGCGACGGCGCTTGCGAGGTTGTAGGTTCAAATCCTATCATCCCTGCCAATAATTGCCTATTGACAATTGAGGGCAGATTGGATTAAGATTCAAATATAAACCGTATCAGGTGAAGCGCCGGTAGCCTGATGCAACATAGAAGACGGGTGTAGCGAACGTTCCTATGTTTCCAGGGACGGGTATAGTTGTATCCCCCGGCAGGGATTCCGCTACATCCGCCAACTTGCCCGGCCCTGTAAGCGTAGGAATTTTTGTTACCTATGGAGGAAATCATGACTACTGAAATCGGTATATTTAAACGATTTGAGGAACTCGAATGGAAACCTTACCACAATCGAAACGGCAACTATGAACAGGTTGATATCACCGATCATGTTCTACCAGATGTCTACAATCGTTTTGATAATCTCGTTGTGACCATGCTTAAAATGAAAACTTGCTACACCATCGCCACGACATTCTACCAGACAAACAAGAAATCATTCATAAAATTAGATCATCTATCATTCCGTCATTTTGAACCTTTCATGTGGCAGAATACTATTGTTAACCTCAATTATCATCTCTGGGATTTAGCGGGCCAATTGGAGTCACAGGAGGACTAACCATGTATTGTTCAATTTGCGGAATGCCAATGGCACATTATAGACTATATGGCTATCGGTGCAATAATCCGGAGCATCACGAATTAGCCAATGATCCGCGCCAATGCCATTATTGTACTCGGTGCGGACGAGAAATCAAGAATGTAGTAAGCCATCCAATCTGCCTACCCTGTAGACAAGAAAGACATCGGAAGGTAGATCAATATAGAGAACAAGCACAGGAGAGTGGCGAATGAGCATCAATATCCGCAAACTACTAGGCCAATTAGCAGGCCAGCAGAACACGCTCACTATCCCCCGATGGACATTGACTCTGACTGGCAACGATCATACTGCCGCGCTGTTCCTGAGCCAGTTATTATACTGGTGCGAACGCGCCTCGCCAGACCGTGATGGTTGGATTGCCAAGAGCGCCATCGAATGGGAAGAGGAACTCGGCCTTACCAGTTATCAGGTCAATCGCGCCACCAAGAAACTACAATTACTCGGTTTCCCCATCGAAACCAAAACTGCTAAGTCTCCGTTCCACTCCGGCGCACCGACCAAACATTATCGTATTAACCTCGATGCCGTAGTCCAAATCTTCCAATCGGGTTTTCAAGAAACTTCAAAATTGATTTCCAACAAACTTGAAAATCCTATATCAGAGAATACATCAGAGAATACCTTAAAAGATTCAAGTAGTCCAAAAGAAGGACTACTTACAACACCCGAAAATTCATCCATCGAAGAATCAATCAACCTCTCTACCCTATCATCATCGGAGGTAGAACAGGACATGCCACCTGATGCTGGTTATACCTATGATTGGGATATGAAAGATGAGGCGACTATGGATGATTATTGTTTCGATGAGGAAGACTTTGGCGCTGAAATGCCCGCGCCGGAACAGGATTGGCACTTTGACCGGACGCTTACCCTGGATACGGCGGGCGATGAAATGATGGCAACCGTTCAAGGCCCGGCAGCAGGGCAGGGGGATATGGCAGAAAATATCCGTCGATTAGGAGAAGAGTTCCGGGCGGCGGTTGAACCCGGTGAACAGGCCATCACAAAAACATTCGCGCACATCGCTGCGCTCACAAGCCCGGAGGTAAATGGGATAGTATATTGTGACCAACACGGTAATGTGCCAGAAATTAATGGGCATTGTAGTGTGTGTGAAGCAAATGAGGCAAGAAAAGAATGGGACAAAATACAAACAGAGGCAGAATCAGATAAGAAACGGAATAAGACCACGCTCATCAACGCCCACAACGCGATGAAGGACGCAATCGTAGCGGCATTCGGGTGGGAGCGAGAAAACGTCACTGATGTGACATGGGGCATTGTGAATAAGGCCAGCAAGGAACTGCGGGATGTTGGGGCCTTGCCTGAAGATATGCCGGCGCTCTACGCCTTCTGTAAAGCAAAAGATTGGGACGACTTTACACCCCGCGCATTGTCGGGTAGGTGGGCGGAATTTAAGGCTACAAATCGGCATACTGATATTCTTGAGCACGATGATAGCCAGCCGACAACTATCGCGCCGCATTACGAGCCATTCGATCCGACGAAACCAATGATGGATCAATCATGAATACCGGACAAAAAGTATTAGACGCAATCAAGGCGCTGCCTCACTGTAAACCAAAGTGGAACGGGCAGCGCAGCGAATGGCAATTCAACGATCCGCTTAATTCTGGCAGCGACAGCCGTTCGATGTGGCTCAAGATCGAACCTGATGGCGAGCATGGGATGTATTGTTATTTCGCGCATGGGGATGGCGGGTCATTGTATGAGTTGGCGGAAAAGTTGGGCATCGAACTCCCGGCCAGAAGCAACGGCCACAGCGCGGTTACAGCGCCCGACCTCACTGCTGTTCCAGAAGATATTCCACATGAGGCATATGCGCGGCGCAAGGGAGTGCCAGTATCTGTATTCACCGATGCCGGATGGCAGATTGGCAGCCATGATAACCGTCCTTGCTGGCTCATTCCACACAGCGACAACATCATCCGCGCTCATTTTGTAGACGCGCAGTCACCTAAAGCTAAACCGACTGAAGCCGGAGCAAAGCGTGTCTGGTACAGCGCGCCCAAACGGGCTACTGACATAGCTGGTGAAGGCAAACCAATTGTACTCTGTAATGGACAGTCCTCGACGGTGATTGCCCAGCATTTCGGCATCCCGGCCTTCTGTCAGACAGGCGGCGAGGCGGCGATAGATGATAGTTTATTACCGGGTTTGCGCCAGCAGATAACCGGGCGGGTGTTATGGATCATGCTGGACTGCGATGAAGCGGGACGTAAAGCCGCCCAAAAGATTGCTGACCAGATGCGCGATTTACTGGTGGTAGTTATTGACTTCGATGTTGAACGCAGCGACGGTTACGATCTGGCCGACTTCTGCGCTAAACATCGCTTTGCATCATACGTGGAACTGGAACGACTGGCGGAATCGCAAGCGCCCGCACCAGAACGTATTAGCACAGATATCACGCTTCGCCGTTTCAGGATGCGGATGGAAGAAACCTATATCATCCCCGGTGAACCGCTCATTATCCCATTCAAGTCGTTTCACGAACTTGGCGGGTTTGCAAAAGTCATCATGCCCGGCAAAGTTATTGGTGTAGTTGCGCCATCTTCACAGGGCAAAACATCATTTCTGGAAACGTGGGCGGATATGTGGATGCAGTCTGGATTAGATGGATTATGGTACGGACCGGAATGGACAGAAGACGAATATCAGGCGCGGCGCATCCAGCGATTAGGCGGCGCATCTTATGAAGAGATGGCGATGTGGGACATAGACCGGAGCGAGCGGGCGCGGCAGGTTCCGGCAGATCAGAAAGTCGGAGTGTTATTGGCGCAAGATATTTGTGTTCGGACATTCAAAATTATCGATATACTGGAGAAATGGCCGGGGCAAATGCATTACTTCGCGCCGCGTTCTATTCTGGAAGACACGCTGGAAATCATGGCGCGCCATCTGCATACGCTGCGCAAATCCGGGCGGCGCGTCGGGTTTGCCATCTTCGATTATCTGCAGCTACTCAGAATCGGCGACAAAGAGCATGAGACTGGCAACCGCTACGAAGCCGCATTGGAACTGGTGAAATATTGGTGTCAGATCAATCATATCGTGGCGCTATGTGGTTCACAGGTACGGAAAATCGAAAGTCGTGAAGCGAAGATCGAAAACAAACTCATCGACAGCGATGGGGCGCTGTATATCCGGGATGACAAGTGCAATCTGTTTATTTCTTTGAATATCCAGTACGTTAAAAATGACTTGACCGGAACGGTGCAGCGTACCAATTATGGCATCGCCAATGTGACCAAAAACTCGGTAGGACAGTTAGGGCTTCGTAAGATCATCGCCGACTTCCCCCACCTATGCTGGCGCGATTTGCGCTGGACACAAGCGGAATTAGAGGCGTTAAAATATGATAAACGTATCGAGGAACAGGAGAGCAGGTATGGACGAGATAATTAGCTGGTTGGAGCGGAATATAGAACAATGTGGACGCCTTGAAATCGAAGCGTTGAGTAAAGGTCATAATACGACGGCGCTTCAGTGGAACATTAAATATTCCCATTTTCAGGAAGTGCTCGACTATATCCACGCTCGCCGCCCACCTGAGTGCGAACCCGACTGGCAGACTGAATGTCTGGAATGGCGGCGTGGAGTAGGGGAATTTATGGAGTGGCTCACACCGCTTGTCCTGCATATTCCCAGTGACGAGAATATAGCTGATACTAACTTCAAACGCGCTTTGGATGCACGTCTGGTTTATGCGCTTGTGTATCGTAAGTGCCAGGAATTGTGCCCCGTCGCGGTCATCAACTTTGATCCGCCACCGTTGACACCGGAAGAACTTGCGGAAGTTAATCAGGTGATGAAAGACGAGAAGTTAAGATGACAGCAACCGATATTGAAATCAATTATTTGTGGCGAATCACATTCGTGAAATGGGTAGGCCGGATGCCTATTCACACACTTTACACACTCGAAACAGAACGAGATGAATGGTGGCCGATTCTAAAGGAGAAATATCCCGATCTGGATTTACGTGAATTGATAAATGTCACCTGCTATATACGACATGGTGATGAATGGCTCAGACTATGACCCGCGCAAAGTACGGCAATATCGAAACAGTCATCGACGGCATTACTTTCGACAGTCGCGCCGAATCGCGCCGCTATGTGGAACTGAAGCTGTTGGAGGCGGCGGGCGAAATCGAGGCACTGGAATTGCATCCGGTCTACATGCTCCGAGAGAAACATAAAAGCGTCACTGGTCGCTCGATTCCGAAGTGGACGTATACCGCCGATTTCCGCTACTATGAAGTCAATAGTCAGTCGATTGTTGTCGAGGATGTAAAGGGTTTCGATAGGCGTACCGGCAAGCCTATACTGACACGCGGCTTCCAACTGGCGCGGAATCAACTCGAATATTTGTACCCGGTAGAACTGAGAATTGTTGAGGCATGAGTATGACCAAACAGACCCCGGCTGAAATATGGTTGTATCTTCGTGAAGACAAGCACCCGGATTATACAACTTGGGTACGTATTTTTTCGTCCGAACTCCGCTGCTTATTGGACGCGATTGAGCCATTCATTTACAACACATCAATGAAAGATGCTATGTCTGGCGCATTGAATGAGGAACTCTGGCGCGTGGTGAGCAGCGAAGTCGAACAGCGAAATGAACAACGCCGATGAACCGCAACATAATCGCCTGCACCGACGTAATGGATTATCTGGCAACCCTGCCCGATGAGAGCGTCCATGATGTGGCGGGCGTGTAGAAAATAGGGTATTGACATTTTCGCACAAGCCATGTTATAATAATTACATGAATTGTACGATACATTGACAGGATTAGGTACGCATGGAAACATCTGAAACTGAAATACCGCATAAGAGTGTAATCCGGCGGATTAATCTGGGTTTTACCGCGCAGGATATGGATAATCTCGATATGCTCATTATGGGAACACATGAGTTGGATCGGCGTGAGTGGGGATACATTGACGCCATTCGTGATGCGATTAGTTATCGCGCTGTCCAGATGGCGCGGCGATTAGCGAAAGTTAAGATAGTAACAGGAGAGAAGAATGATCGGACAGGAAGCTAACACACTTTGGGTCAAAGGATTTACTGCTGACGGTTTTCAGGTAGGGATTACACTGGCGATTACCTCAGTAGCGGATGCGATAAAGGTATTGGTTGAAATTCGCGCCGCCGGATTTATCCCCCATGAAGCTCAGTTAGAACCGGGAGCAGAAAAAGAAACGATTGCAGTTGTCATGCGCCGGGAATCTGCTGATGGAACGCAGATCATTGACTTTTACCCGGAGTGGGCAGAACACAAATATGCTCATATGTACCTGAATACGGAAGAACAACGGACGGAATTTGAGGCGCAATCCGGGCTTATCCTGACACAGATAAGCCTTTACGATGGACAGCAGGCATATAAACGTGTGCGTGGCAAGCCCTCAAAATACGAGACGGCAGTTAAACGGTCATTCGCTGTGACCCGCGTCCAGGTGGGCGAACATGAGGCCGGGATGCCAAAGTACCGGTATGGATATTTTCAGCCGATCAATAAACCCGCGCCGAAACAGTTGATTGTGAAAGATGAGAAATCTCAACCCCTGGCAATCAATCCGGGTGATAAACGACTCGTCCAATTGAAAACTGTCGAAATTCGCAAGCGTGGCAATGGGCGTATGCTGGCGATTGTCGCGGCAACGGGGGAGAAAATCAGCGCATTTTCCCGCGAGGAATTTATCAAGGCCGGGTACATTGATGAGAATGATTGGCAACAGGCCGGGGTAACTCATCAGATGAGTGGTGATGTGGAAGTCGATATTGTCGCCAATGATAAGGGTTTCTGGGAACTTATACCGGATACCCTGACGCCATTTGATCCGAAGTTTAATTTCGCCGATACCGGATTGAGTCCGGCGGACGCGATCCCCTGGGTAGATGATCCAGGAAAGGAACTGGCGTTCTGATGGATATAAATGATATTGAAAGAATCAAACAGACGTTGGCAACAAATCAAAAGGTTGTAATGTTCCATGCTAACCTGCATGGGGCTAACCTGCGTGGGGCTAACCTGTATAAGGCTAACCTGTATAAGGCTGACCTGAACGGGGCTGACCTGAGCAGAGCTAACCTGAGCGGGGCTGACCTGAACGGGGCTAACCTGCGTGGGGCTGACCTGAGAAGGGCTGACTTGAACGGGGCTGACTTGAACGGGGCTGACCTGGGCGGGGCTGACCTGAGAAGGGCTGACCTGGGAAGGGCTAACCTGTATGGGGCTAACCTGCGTAGGGCTAACCTGTATGGGGCTAACCTGTGTAGGGTTGACCTGAACAATATCATTATTGCCTGGACTTCACATAACCTTATCAGTGAAATTCTATGGCGCGAGGCCGGTGACAATATTGAGCGTCAAATGCTGGCGAGTTTTGTTCTGTGTAAGTTGGAATGGTGCTGGAAAGATTGGCAAACATTCGAGCATTCGCAGCGCGAATGGGCATTTGAGATATTAGCGAAGCGGATTAAACCCGATGACGGTGCGCCGGAGTTTTTGAAGAACATATCTGATGTATAGTACAGGGATATATTTTCCCAAAAAGGTAATTTCTAAAATAGTCGTCACCCTTCCCGAAGCCATCCTGCGCTGCTGGCTGGCATGGAAGGCAAGCGAAAGTTAGGTAAGGGAATGATCGATAGAATCGCATTATCCGAAACGACCAAACTCCGCGCCAAAGAATGCGCTATCATGGAATGGCAGCTTGAAATTATTCAGGAAGCTGTCGGTGGGGAGGTTGAAGTCGAACTTTATTGGATTGGGTTCGAAGAGATGTGGGCAAATGTCACAGGGGGCCAAGAGAATTTATTTATCTTTGATCCTGATGACATTCACTACAACGCCAAACTCGGACGCGATGAAAATATCAGCTTCAACCGCGCCTTCGATGCCTGGTGTACAGAACGCGGCATTGTGCCGTTCTAGGCAATTTCGGCGGTGATCTCGATAACTAACCTACGAAAGGAGGGTACTCCTGAAGTAGCTGATTAAGCCGCCGTTTGCGCATACCCCGCCGCTGCTGACCTTAACAACTGTAGTACAGTGATTGCGTGATAGGCCGAAATCTGATTGTAATAGGCAGCGGCGGGTGATACTTCGAGAAGCTAGTTAATCAATGGAAACTAAGAGCATGATGCGAGCTAGTCAATAGATGAAACCCAACGCCCGGATGCGAGCTAGTCGATAGATGAAACCTAATCGGAAGATGCGAGCTAATTCCGCAATGAAACCCAAAAAGAAGATGCGAGCTATCTGATCTATGAAACCTAATCAATGTATGCGAGCTATGCTATACATGAAACCCAAAGCCAAAATGCGAACGGAGATTACGAATGGCTACTGATTACGAAATCCTGAGAGTGCTAATTGATCTACGAGAAAATGTTTTACAAAAACAGCGCATCGCGCTCGGCAATCGGCTGGATGCAATCGAGCGCGGCGTCGATACGGTTGACGAAAATCCCCGCCGAATCATCAACACATATTATAATCGTTTCGAGGAATTGGAACAGATGACTGACATCGAAATCAAGGCGCTGGTATACGAACTACCGATTGTCCAGGCGATGGTCAATGTCAAGGGTATTGGGCTCATGCTGGCGGCGCGGGTCGTGAGCATGATTGACATCACATTGGTCGATCATGTTTCGGCGCTGTGGAAATGGGCGGGTTATGCCGTAGTAAACGGGGAGGCTGACAAACCGCACAAAGGCGAGAAATTGCAGTATAATCCGCGCCTCAAAACGACGCTGTATCTAGTCGGCGAAAGTTTCCTCAAGTCACGTTCGCCATATCGCAACATCTATGACCACTGGAAAGAGGTCTATGAGCAACGCGAACCGGAATCATCGAAAATGCGCATTCACCGCCGCGCCATGCGAAAGATGATTAAGCGCTGGCTGGCTGATTTGTGGTATGTCTGGAGAACCATCGAAGGATTGCCGACGACTAAACCCTATGCCCATGCGATCTTGGGCCATACAGACTATGAAAGACCTGAAAAGTATGGATGGAGAGTGGGGGCCGGTTCGATTGACTATATTGAGTGAAGGGATGTAGGAATGATTAACGAACAAACGATTGAGCAGCAGTTGATTGAATATCATGATCGATTGGGGGAATTATTCAATGAGGTTCATCAACACCTTGAAGAAAACCCAGATAACGAGTTCCGTGAGGCACAGTTTGGCGTCATCGCCAATGTAATGTGCTGGCTACGCGATACCTTCCCAAAGGTTGAGTTTCACAGTAACCGATCTCCCGACTAAAGCCGTGTTCGATTACGGCGAAGATAGAACAACAGAGGATTAGTTCTCAGTTCGAGAACACTAAGAAGTAATTTTGGAGGAGGAAATGACCCCAGAATGGGTTGAAAGAGTCAATCAACTTATTGATGAAACTCTTCGATATCTGGGTGAAAGTGGATTTACCATTTTTAACTCAGGAATGAAGGTGATAATTGATTTTCCAGACGGGCGGGTACTTTGGTTTCTGTACAAAAGTTATCCCGATGAATATTTGATTGTAGGGGCAGTAGTTTTGGGATTGATGAATTATGTTAGGGAAGATGAATCGTCCGCCCCGCCCTGCGATGAGTGAGTGTCGATAGGAAAGTGAGGAATGATGACCAAAAAATATATCACATACGCGGAAGCAATTCAGAAGACCGATGAGCAGTATGCTCGGCTCAAAGCGGAAATCGAGGCAGGATTCCAGGCTGAAACAGATTATCATACTTGCTCGGAGTGCAAGGAATGGCAGGCGCGATGGGATAAGTTGATAGCGTTTATGGAAGCGGAACATGATCGTCTTGAGACGGAACAATACCATGAAGGCGGTGAGGGGAATTATGATATTGCCAGTGACCGGCGGATACAAAAATTGCAGACGTGGGACATCTTAGACAAAGCCCGTGCCATCCGCGACGACCCTGCAACTATTTCCATATTGGAAGACCTGTCAGGGAATGAACATCATGCGATACAGAGAGACATAGCAAAAAGACCGCGTATTGTGAAAGATGCTGATGGATTAACAGATGATGCTACGGCAATCCCGTCCCCTCCACCGAATCATCCCTGAATACGGCTCAGAATGCCTCAATTCTATTGCAGTAGCCTTGCCCGCCTTCATCAGCAGTTTCCAGAATAGCGAATACCTGAAGCGTCCAGGTTGATTCCGGGCTTGCTAATCCGAAGCGTGATGTGAATAGAAGCGCAGGCAGTACTGTCACGTCATATTTATCTGTCCAGAATGCCCACAAGTTTTCGCGCTGCCCAGTCATATCGTAGAAATCGTTCTCGCCGAAGCGCGGTATAATCCGGTAAAGTCCCTGTTCTGGAAACTCCACTATGCGCTCATCGCTGTCGAGGTAGAGTGACAGCGACAATCCGTAGTTGAATGCCAGTTGCAGGTTAGTCGTGGTTGTCACGCCGGGCCAGATGTCAGCATACGAATACACCAGCGCCAGATAACACACATCCTCTGTAAGCGCAATCGGGCGAGTAAGCGTCTGCACACTGCCAGACCAGAACTTGCCCGGCGCACTAATGCCTAATAGGTAGGCATAGCCAGCGCGGTAGACCATGTTGATCCCGACTTCGCCATTGGCGTTAGGATGTAGGACAACACTCATCTGCGCGGGCTGCAGGTAGACAAAATCACCCTCATGTTTGACCGCCGGGATACTCAGACAGGGATTGGTATTGACTACCATAGTCTGCTGCTCTGGCGACAGGCAGCCTACATTCCACGAGCCGTCTACGGAGATTTCGCGTGTCGGCGTTGGCGCTGGAACATCGGTTGCGCTGGGCGTGACCGTCGGCAGTGAAACTGGCTCAGTGCAGGCAGCGAGGGCGAGAATGAGCATCGACATTATGAGTAGGTAACGCATAGTAGCTCCAACATTAGAGTTAGATTAAAGCACCCCCGATTTCTAGGGATTATGAACACAAATGCTTGACATTCTGAACAATAATGTTTATAATTAGAGTATAGTATAGAATGAGGAGAGAGCAATGAACGACCAAGGCGAAACGCACAAGAGATTTGAAGACATCTTCGGCAACAACACCGATCCAGACGATGGCATTACACCAGAAGTCGCCCGCCGCGCCGCCAACATGAAACCGAATCGGTTGGTCAAAGTCCGCATGTACGATCCCGAGGACGGTTGGATTACTGAATACGTCGCCGAGAATGAATTGGTAGTCGCGCCAGCCAAGCCAGCGAAAAAGACCATAACAAAACCAGCGGCAAAATCGACCTATCAGAGTTTCCCGAAAAGCTGGCAGCCGTAAACAGCCTGGGGAAATTTCCTCATCAACTGGAAAAGCATTTGTGGCCGCGATCAAATCACACTGGTGGAAGCAATCGCCAATTCGATTATCCTTTAAGGAGAAGAGAAAATGCTAGAAGTCACAGTCTATCGCAAGCGCGGTTATCAAACGTTTCAGATGCAAGTCAGGCTGCCAGGTTGTACTCGCCTGACTCCCGCCGCCGCCAGAGGCGCTCTAGAAGTTGCTTTCGGCCAATCTTACGGAGGTGTAGTTGTCGGCGATGAAGGGTATGGCTACCGGGTATATGAAAAATCGGCCCGGAAGTTTTATCCAGAACGCGAATAGTGATATCTCGCCATTTGACATGCGCCCCATCACCTCGGTTCGCCGGGGTTTTTATTTCCCCATCTGTCATGAATCTGGCGGCCCACAAATACGGCGGCAAACACCGCCGGAAGGATACCAAACGCTGGGTGGGCGTAGCGGCCAAATACCACGACAGGCATATTGTAGACTTCATTCAAAGGCAGCGCGATCACGTAGGCGACGATAAGCGCCGATGCTCGGATTAGCCAGCTTTTGACGTTATCCTGTCGTTCTATCGGCCATCTTAACGAATCAAGAATGGCATGGATGAAGGGTTTGATAGACTCTTCCATCACTGCGCCCGTCGCTACAAATAATCCGGCGATGGCAGCGAGCCATACGGCGCTATTCTGAAGCAGTAATTCCAGTGTCATCAGTTATTCTCCTGTTCATTGATAGTCGGTTTGTTTTCTGGCGGTTTGCCGTTTTCAATTTTCACCGCCTGCACATCAGCTTCGACGCTTTCCAGCCGCGCCTTGAACTGTGAAGTTGTCTGCTGCCATTCCTTTTTCATTTCCTCAAGAAGCGCCAATATCCGGTCAAGTTTCGCCTGAGTAGTTATTTCTTGAGTGCTGTTTGTCTCCATTGTTTTTTTCATTTCACCTAATACGCTGACAATGGCGGTTTGGGATGCGGCTGCCTGATCGGTGCTCACTCTAATTTCAGCCAGTTCCTTAACCATCTCTCGGAGCGATGCGCAGGTCTCGTCAAAGGCTTCTTTCACACTTCTAAACCCCTGCTCAAATGTCTGCAAGACGACAGCCTGCCTTTGGATAGATTGCTCATTATGATTGCTCAATGTCTGGCGGTCATCGCGCAAATCTGCTCGCAGTCCCTCGATACCCGTAACAACCTGTGAGGTAGTCGCCATTGCCTGAGGGAGCACTTTACTTTGATTCCGCGCCATGAAAAACAATGCGATAACCAAAATGGTTGATGGCGCTAAATCCTTGAGTGTTTCTGTAAGTTCCATACTAGGTCCCTTCCGTTTCGATAACCCGCAAACTGCGCTCAGTGAATAAATCTGCCAGCGCGTCTTCCCATGTGAACGCCTGTCCTATGACCCCAGAACCATCATTGGCGGCGATTAAGCAGCCATCAGCATAATTGGGCTGGTCGCCATTAGCTGTGGCGTACCAACGCGATTGTGGTAATGAATCGATGAATGCCTGGAGCGCCGTTCGCATATCGGCTTTCACCAGCGTATTGATGCCGAATACCTGCGCCGGTAGGTCGCCTGATGTGCTCAGTTTGATGGCGCTGTCGGCTATCTTCCGCTCGTTCTCGACAGTTTCCAGACTGCCATTGTTGGTAAAGATTTCAGCGAAAACCTGCCTGTTTTCTGCCGTCGCGTCTATCGCCCGGATGAAGAAATACAGTCGCCATTTCCAGTCGCTCATGCTGTCGTTATCCCCCACTTCTTACCCAATAACCGCGTCGCCCACATCGCCTCCGGCGTGGATATGCGGCGGTTGAGCACAGCCAGTTGGCCGATAGTACCGAGCATGAGTTGGATTAAATTTTGATATGTGCGCAATGCGCCAATTGTCGCTTGATCTAATGTCAAGGTCCCTACATCGTGCGCCGCCTCATTGATTACAGTTATTCCATCAATGAGAATACTGATCGTTGTACCTGAAAATAAACAACAGATGATATGAGGACTGGTATTTGGCGTTCCCGCCGAGTCCACATTGCCAACGTCCGTATCATCAGCAGAGGAGAAAGACCAGTTCGGCGTAGCTGTAATTCTGAAGACATGGTAGGTATCATTAGTCGTAGCGCGGCCAAAGGAGAAAATTGCTCTTAACGCCGCCACGCTCGTAAACTGCACCACCGCCGCCACCGTAAACGGCTTGTCGCTCCCGCTTACGCCGGCGCTCGCCGCCAGCGAATCGCATGTCAGGTAATCCCCGCCGTCGAAACTGGCTGCCTGCCGCCCGTTGATGGCATTCGCCGTCAAGGTCGGTTTAGCTGCCGTCGTTGTCTGTGTGGCGATATTGCCACTGCGCGACAGGTCTACTACGCCGCCGATAGGTGTGGTGGGCGCGGCCAATGTCGTCAAGGCGCTGTCTTGATATAAACTGGCATTGACTGAGAAATCATATTCCCCGACAAGCCCATAAAGATCGCGCAAGGATGGCGTTTTGATTTTGAGTAATGACCGCCGTGCGCCGTAGAGTAAACCCATTGGTTTTCTCCTATGTATTCAACAGCACTGACAGCTTAACGGTGATATCATTTGTAGCTGTATATGTTCCGCCATCCAATTCCTGCAATTGTCCATATATGCGCCCTAATGTGTCGCCATTGAAAGGCAACACCCAGGGTTTGGTCGCCATCGCATTATTACTGAATGATGCCCAGTCCTGTGTATCGATAGGGATATGTCCAATACTCCATGCCTCAAGGTTCTGATCGGTTGGAGCATAAGCCGTATTGTCTGCCGTCACAGCAGGCTCCTGGTTGAATAATACTAGATTGAATCGCTTAGTTTGTTTCGCCTTGTCGATGATAATGGCGGCCATAATCACGCCGCCATTATCTGGCTTGCTCCCGATCTGAAATGTGAGCAATCCACCAAGCGCGTCATTGGCGCTATATATTCCGGCGGTCATCACCGGAGTTTGGGAACTCAATTTGTTGTGTCCAAAGGGGCCGCCACTCATGAAAGTACCTCCTATGCTTTCGGTTTTTTAATCAGATAGGGTAAAGCGTGGTCAATGAGGATGATGTATTCAGCTAAGACTTTGAGCGCCGTCTTGACACTCGGATCGGCGATCACATTATTATCTAACCATGTCTCAGTCTGTGCTTTGGTCGCATCATGTAATGGATTACTGTCAAGCATCGCCAGAAAATCGGCGACTTTCTGCCTGTCGCTACGAAATGTTTCAGTCATTGAGCACCTCAAAATCTGCATTGGTAATGGTTGTCGGCGACCAAGCATCGAATATGCGCACGGTCACGTGTCCTACGCTGTTGGGGCCAATATTGAGTTGGTATTCACCGCTCGTCAGTTTCCAGAATGTCGCGTATCCATCCTCAGTAGACCGGATAAGCAAATTGCTGGCAGGGAATTCAGGCAAACTTTTTAAGTCTTCCGTGCTGATGTAAAACGCTTTATAACCCTGACCTGTCGTTTCATCTATAACCCAGAAGTCAAACCCGAATACCGTTTCGGTGCTGGCAATCTCGGTGACAATTGCTGGAGCGCCTAGTGTCGAAATACCACTGGCAGTCAACCGCACACCCGCCTCATAGCCGGTGATGACCAATGGTAAGCTGAGACAATCGGGAATGAGCGCCACTGGCGATCCGGCAAAAGCCGGATCGAAGGCCACCATTTCAATTACTCGCCCGATTTGCGCCGCCGCCAGCAGGTCACTCTTAGCTGGCGAAGCCGGCATAGAGATGTCGATTAACCGCAGCACTGCCGGGCGGATGGTGATATTATTTAATCCGCCGTAATCTATTCCAAGTTCCAGCGATGGCGCATAGACGCCCTGCGCTATCGTATCCACTGGCGCGCCAACAGGATACCGCGCCGCATGAATATCGAGATTGACATTGTTCGCGTCAGTCATCAGGACAGCTATCCAGTCATAGTCTGGCTCGTCTTCAGTATCGGGTATGAATGAATAGCCAAAGGTAATCTGCCCGTGCGCACAAAGCCCGTCGCGATTGCTGCCGCCATTGATATAAAGAGCGCCATCACTGGCGGCTTGTGTGGGAATGAATGTCCATAATGCCAGCAGAATTATCAGGATTGTTTTCATTTCGCCTCCACAATCAATGTGCCTGTCTCATAAAATCCTTGCCGGGAAAACAGAATGAGGTACTTATCGGCGATGCGCGTGCGAAAAGTATAGGCCGCGCTGCCGGCATTTACCGGGACATTACCCATCAATTCCAGACTACCATCGCTGGCATAGATTGCGTAATCGAGATTGACATCGCCAAGAATGAGCGCATCGTCACAGGATATCATCGCGGCGGCTATACCGTCAGCAGTGATTACAAGATTGTCAACTGAGAGCGCCAGCAGTCCAAAGCCGTCAGCAATCTGTTGGCCTAACGTCTCCTGTTCCGGCGTGGCAGCATTGAAATGAATCTGGCGATTGGTATTCAGTCCGTGAATAGGGATGCCTGCTGTCCTGATTTTTTGGTCAAGTAGCAGGATATTTGTGCTATTTAAGACCATATGTGTCCAATACCTCCCTGTTGAAATAATATTGGCGTGCCATTATCGGCATAAATTGTGGCTGTTGCCGCGTATGCGTATTCGGTTAATTGCAAATAATGATACCCGACGGTAGGATGAGCATAATATTCAGACATAGCATGGATTCCATTTGATGGAGTTGTTATCGTTTTTATCGCTGCATGAGTAGTATTTGTGACATCTAAAGCAATACCACAACCCACAGCTTGTGTAGCAGCATACATATAATGCCGAAAATTGACGCGCTGTTCATCCCAACCCTGCACGAAGGTCACGCGATTAGCTGCGCTATTATTGAGCGAGCGCCATGCCGCCGTGGCATACGTCCAACTATCGGTTGTCTCATAGACGAAAAGCCGACGCTGCTGGCGATTGTAGTAATTGAACAACAGGCGGTTAAGATCGCTGTCTTCGGTCTGCCCGCTGACTCCGGTTGTTCGATAACTGCCTAAGTAGCGGCGGGTATTATCACCCGATTTAGTAAGCCGCCCCTCGAATACCGCCAGCGCCGTTGCGCGGGTGGTATCGTTTGTCCAGGCAAGGGCTTCAATCGCCGTTGCGCCGCCAGAGACATAACCGAAAATGTCATACATCGTGTTGGTCGTGGCAGCGACGGCCAGCGTCCGTTCAGCATGAATATAAGTCTTCCAGTCAGCGCCATCATAAAGCGTGACGAGATTGCCGCCGTAAGGCGTCCAATAGATATTCGTGGCGGCGGTCACATCGGCAGTCGTTACCGGAACGGCGGTGGTAAGCGTGAGACGCGCTTGCATGAAATCGGCGTCGGTGATAGCGGTGATAGCTGTCCCGCCGCCGCCCGTCACAGAGTTAATGAGATCGACCCAGTTCGTGCCATCATAGAATAATAGGATATGATCGTTCCCGGTAATCGCCGCATCAGCCGCCGCCGCCAATTCGATATTGCCAGTGCTGTGTTTGAGGGTGATAGTATCCCCGGCGTCGGCAACCAGCATAAGCAGCGGGCGATAAGTAACGCTGTTGATCGTGACGGTATCATAACCGATATTGATAGTATCCAGATCGTCGGTAGTTCCGGTCTGCGCCGCCACGACATGATACATTTGATCGGCAGTTATGACGCCACTGGCAATCGTCTTAGTCGTATCGTCTTTGAGCGCCAGCGAATGGGTCTTAAATAGATCGGTCATAATAATACCAAATCCCCTGCGAGTGTGAAGTCGCTCTGGATAGTCAGATCATAGGCAATCATTTGTTGTCCGTTCCTGAGCAGCCGATTGCGCGTTACCGGGTTCTCGAAACCTAATGGCGGTCGCGTATTCAGGAATTGGCGCATATCTTCGCCCAGATCGCGCATATCAATCGCCGTTGCGCCATCAGCTAGCACAAAAGCCTGAATGGGTACATCCTCGTCGATAATGCTCTGCGCGATACATTCCTGATAATCGGTGATGTCAAGCGTCGTAGTTTGCGCCTGTGTCACGCTGGCGAATATCTGTATACTTTCATCGACTAATCGCAGAAACACAACGGCGATTCGGTGATTATCTGCCGCCGGAATGTAACTGGCGATGTCGATTTTATCAGCCTGTAAAGGCGTCCCGGCGTAGACTGATAGATCGCCGTAAGCATCTTGGTAGAGCCAATTCTGAATACCGATGAGCGTCGAGGTGGTCGTATTATTGCCTACCGGACGGCACATGAAATTGATAATATTTTTCAGGCGCACAAACTGGCTTTGCGGATTGCCGGAATTGAGAATTTGCGGGTCATATCCGGCAGTTCGCATATCACGCTCATCGGCGCTTTTGATGGTCATTTCATCGTTATCATCAAAGGCCACCCGCACACCCGCGCCTTCATAGGTTAGATATGAGGCAAGGCCGCTGTTGACTTGCGTAGGTTCGCCATACTGCGTAACGCCGTTGCCATCCACTCCGGCAGGGAAGCGCACCCACACTTTGCCTAATCCGGCTTTGACCGTTCCACTACCATTACCTAGGATAGCGAAGCGTGTCTGTGTTTTCCGTAACCAGCGCCGCCGGGCGCGTTGTAACTGCGTGCTGAATGTCATGGCGTCGGCCCCATATTCGCGCCGCGTATCGTAATCCTGAGCACACGATGCTGGTTGTCACTGAAGTCGCTGTCGAACCAATTGAAGGCCATTACCGCTCCCGTTCCTACCATCGTAAATTCATAACGGTGCATCGAATTATATTGTGGTAAAGTGCCAGGTTTTCCGCCATCGATGAGCAATCCATTCAATCCAGCATATAACCGCGCAGCGCCATCACCTGCGTCATAACCCAAATAAAAAGCGTCGCCGCGATTACCGCTTAATCCAAAAGGATTAGTCCCTGTCCCTTGCACTCGCGCTGTCTCCATTAATGCTGAACCAGAGTAACCACCAGGCGGATCGGGAACACGAGAAGAATTGAGGATCATACGAATATCGGTAGCTGCTGCCTGCGTGCCTTCCCATGAAAATGTGAGGTTAGCGCCATCGGCGCTGCTGGCTCCGTCGCTCGTTGCAACAGCTATGGCATTGATCTCGATCTGGCGGGCGATAGCATTAGCCGGATTGAATGTGCCTTTAGTCAGATCATAAGTGTACTGGATACCCGTGAGCACAGAAGCCGCAAAATTCCGTATGAGGCTGATACGCCGCCGGGCTATACCGCCGCCGGTTACATCTTCAGTATCAATTCCCCCGGCGGCTTGTGTGCCATTTTCAATTGTCCAGCTATCACTATCCCCCTGATAAGTGAAACTTTCAGCCCACACCTGGCCGATTTCAGCATCCCCCTCAACAGTGACTATATAGGTTTCACCTAGTGTTGTGAGGCGGGTGGTATTGCGCGTCTGGCTGTACCAGAAGGCGACGTTAAATATCTCTTCGCCGATATTGCTGCCCTGCCCGATTACAGGCGGCGTCGGTTGGAGCACATCTAATTGACCCTCAAAGTACAGTCCCGTCCCGGTATCGGTAGGATAATTGACGAGCGGGTCCATCGGAAAGCTGTCATAGCCGCCGATACCCGGCAGATCGAAATCGAGATCGTTAATATCTGGAATAAGCGATACCGCTACCCCGGCATTTTCGCCTATAGTTTCAGCCTCGAAGTCGGCGCTTACCTCTTGCGCGTGATGTTCGGTATCCAGCGTGATGTTAATACTGACCAACTGCCAGTAATCAGATGCGCCATAAATCCTACCCCGCGCATTGTCCGCCGCCGCCAGTGTATGTGTATATCGCTGATAGAGGTTGGGATAGATGAAGTGGAAGCCATCCATCAGTGTGACCGACAATCGCGCTTTGGGATTTGTGTAAGCCAGATGCGCAGCGGCGCGAGCGGCGATTTCCGTCCGGGCGGCGGCGTCGGTTACGTCGCTGGCAAGGATTTGTCCGTTGAGTTGCAGCATCTCATAGCCTGAACCAAATGATTGCGCGGGCGCTGTCGCTTTGAATACGTAATCCACTTCATTGCGTGTGGTGTTATAGGATGCTCCGCCTGCCTCGATTTGCCCTACTGCGTCTCCATATTCCAGATTAAGACTGTTCATCTCGCGGATGTCGGCTGTGGTGAATCCAAATACCGTGATGACTGCGCTCCGGTCACTTAGGTATGAGGTTTTACGCCGGACGGTCAATTCACCCGATGGCGCGAAATACGCGGCGGCGTTGACGCTATCAGCCTGTTTATTGATGTTATCCAGACTGTTTGTTTCGCCCAGTGACAGGTCGCCGAATACGAATGTGGATAAAGTATCACTGCTGAAACTGCATAGGGTTAGCGCCGTCGTGTGGAACGCCAAATAATAAACGATGGCGCGAATTGGCGTCGGGTTAATCATCTCACCCCACGCATTGGGCGCGGCGTCATCGACGATATAGACCGACGGGGCGGGCAGGCGCGCCAGTTGAGCGGCGAACCCTTCGATGGTGAAATTCACTTCGCTGACAAGGCCAGCTTTTTCATCGCTTGTGGCCTGCCCAACTTCCCGGCGGAAACGACCTACCAACAGAATGTTACTGGTAATCGGCGTCTGCGTTCCATTGTAATCTGATAGACTGGCAATCGTAACCCGCGTCATGTCCAGAATGTCAGCAACTGCCGCATTATCCCACGCCACACATTCGGCGTTCCAACCATCAGCTAATGCGCCCGTAATCCTGAAGTTGCCGCTATCCAGCAGCACGGCGGCGCTGCTGTTTTTGTTGACGGTATAGACCTCGAAATGGAAGGCTATCGCCACACCGTTGCTGTCGGTGACAGTCAGGTGTACCCAACGGTGTTCATTGGTAGCTGCGCCGGGAAACTGCGCGGTGATATTTTGAGTTCCACTATTACCGACGATAAATGATCCGTCGCCAATATCCCATAACCATGTGCTGATAGTCGCGCCGGATGTGTGGGCAGTTGCCGTCGGCGCGAACGCCCATTGGACAGTAGCTGCGCCGGTCAGGTCTACGTAAACGGACTGTAGTCCATCTATCGTTGGCGGCAGATTAGTATAGGTGTCGTCATAATCTTTGTAGAGTGTGCCATCAACGCCAATGCGCCCAACGCGCTCTACTAAATCGAAGTCGTCGATGACGGTGATATACATTGTGGCGTCAATATCCGCGCCGACTTCGTTAATGTAAACCGTCGTAGCTCCCGGCGCGGCCCGGACACGGCCTCTAATGACTGGTTCGCTAAAGTCGGTAGTGGATGTGGTAATGAGGATGATTTGCCCGACAATGACATTGGCGCGGACGCCCTGAAGCGTGTTTGTCCACTCAAATTCGGCATAATTGGTGGCGGTCAGGACTTCGTTGACCTGCGCTTGCCATACGATGTCATTAGGATTGACGAGCAGATAATGCTCAAACCACTGTTCGGTCTGGCGAACCTGGGTAATCTGCCCGGCGGTTAACGCGGCGTTAAATGGCATATCAGATCGCTGTCAATCCTATGAAATTCCAACGCACATTGCGATAACCCGGCCCGACAAAGCCTTCATCATGGCTTGCTCCAACAAGCCTCACATATTCTAGTTCTTCTTCATCTGGCATCCAAAGTGTAGCGTTGTAATTAGCAAATGTCACTCCGGTAAGCGCCAGCTTTACAGTCACAAGTCCTTCATAAGTTGCCAGCACGTAGGCATACTGCGCAACGGTCATACCGCCGCTTAACCAAAATGTCGAATCTTTACCAATATGGGCGGCGGTATTGTTGAGACGAAAGCGGCGCAGTCCGCGATTGCGATTCATGACGCCGCGCGGCATAACAAACCGCACACCATTAGCATCCGACAGCGCATCGATTCGGACTAATCCGCCAGCGTTATTGTTCCCGGCGGCAATCTGATAATTCGGCGTGATAATCGGCATTAACTGGTTATTCCAATCTGGTTAAGCGCCTGTAAAGCCTGTTGCGCGGCGCTGTTTTGTCCTCTGCCTGTTGCCTGATTTGCCATGTTAATCCGTTGCTGCCAAAACTGTTGATCGAGTTGGAGCAATTGTCTCATAGCCTGCTGCGCCATCTGGATTTCTTTTTGATGCGCATCACGGGCAAGCCGCAGTTGGCGCTCTCGTCCGATGCGCATATCGCGCATCTGTCTGCTCATATCAGTCTGTAAATCACGGCGGTTACGCTCATAACCGCGCAATGTCTCCTGTCGCTGGCGTCCCTGTGATGACCTGAAATCGTCCATTTCGAGTTGATTGGCAATATTACGTTCGATGGCTTGCTGGCTAAATTGCTCACGGGTATCTTCTAATCGCATTTTTGCGTCTTCAGCTAATCTTCCCATAGCCAGAAAATCGCGGTTGCGGATGGCATCCTGCTCGCTGCGCGCTCCCTCTCTGCGAATATCGTTAAGTGTTCGCTGGTTATCGCGGGCGGCGGCTTGCTCATCACGCATATTGCCCAGTGAAATACCCTGTAATTCCTGCTGACTTTGTAGGGCGGCATCGGCGAAAGTATCTGTCAATCCTTGCGCTAAGTCTTTAATACGATCCTTCTGCCCGCGCTTGGCGTCAGTAATGGCTTCGCGGGTTTGGCGGCCTATGCTGGATAGACTATCGGCATACCGTTGATTGCTTTGTTCGATTTGCCCGGTAATCCGTTCCCGATCTGCCGCCGCTTTTTTCTCTTCATCGGCGGCTTTTTTAGCGGCATCCACCGCCGCCGCCGCGCCAGAACTAATCGCATCACTGACAACCCCGGCCTCCATCCCTAGTTTATTCAATTGCTTTTCGAGTTCTTGAATACGCGCCGTCGTCTGTTCGCTGGTATCACCGGATTGTTTTAGGATATCCAGTTCAGTTTGCAGGGCGGCGCGTTCGGTTTCCAGTGAGGCAAGTCGTTCCTGAGATGCTTCGACACCGCGTTTACCCGCTTCTGTCTCAAGACGAATACGGTCTCCGGCGGCGATGGCGCTCTGGCGCATAGATTGAGCGGCATCGGCGGCGGCATTACCTACACTGTCGAATGCTCCGGCTACATTTTCCAGAAGCCCGGTAGCTTTATCGACTTCGACATTAGCCGCTTTGTAGGCCGCTTCGACGGTAGCCTGTTCTGCGCCAGCCATACTGAGACTTTGTTTTAGGTCATAGATAACGCCATCGAAGCCCTTCATCCCTTCATCAGCATCTTTCATGAGCTGATTAAGACGCGCCATATCATCGCGATACTTGGTGGCAACCTGAATATCTTGCTCGCGCTGCGCCCGGATTTTTTCAAGCTCTTCGCTGGTTTTGGTTTCCAGTTGGGCGCGGTCTTTAATCACATCAATAGTAGCTTCGGTAGCTTTTTTGGCTTCTTCCATTTTCTTTTTTGTTTCAGCCAGCGCAATACCTAAGACTACGACGGCGGCAGTTGTTGCTACACCAATTGGCCCTAATGTGCCGATGGCGGAACTAAGACTGCTAATCGCTTGCCCCGCCTGTCCGCCAAACCCCGCCATACCGCCAAGCATACTGACCTGCTGCCCGGCAGTAGAGATTTTCCCTCTCATACCGCCAACAGATTTGCCACCTACCCCGCCAGTTCCGATGGCCTGCTGTGAGCGTAGGATTTGGTCGCCAGCAAGCAAGACATTATTGACTGAGGCTTTATCGACTTGATAGCGGAGTAAGACTTCACTTGTCTTTGCCATCAGAGTGTGACCTTTACAGTATCTTC